TCTCTGCCTCTTGCTACTACACCTTTGACAGAGGGTGTAACTCCTAACTCTATGCAGTTAACAAAGACTGATATTACAGCAACATTAGAGCAGTATGGCTCTTTGATTGAGATTTCCGATGTAGTTGCTGATACTCACGAAGACCCTATCATTCAGGAAGGCGTGCAGATATTAGGTGAGCAGGCAGCACAGACATTGGAAGCTGTAAGATGGGGTATTTTAACTGCAGGCACTAATAAGTTCTATTCTAATGGAGCAACAAGAGCTGATGTTAATACTCCTATTTCTGCAAACCTTGTAAAGAAGATTGTAAGAGCACTTAAGAGACAGAATGCCCAGATGATTACTTCTATTGTAAAATCAACTCCAGCATTTGGAACACAGGCAATCTTGCCAGCTTACATTGCTCTTGGACATACTGACCTTGAAAATGATATTAGAGCATTGCAGGGCTTTATTGATGTTAAGGATTATGGTAATACACAGCCTCTTGAGGGTGAAATTGGCTCTGTTGGATATGTAAGATTTATTCTTTCTAATATCTTTGAGCCTTATCCTGATGCTGGTGGAACGGCTGGTAGTATGATTACTACTTCTGGAACAAAAGCTGATGTCTATCCTATAATCTTCTTGGGTAAGAATGCAGCTGCTACAGTTGCACTTAAAGGTGCTAATGCTATTACACCTACAGTTATTAATCCTAAACCATCTAAATCTGACCCATTAGGTCAGAGAGGATTTATGGGTTGGAAGACTTATTCTACAGCTGTTATTCTAAATGACGCTTGGATGGCAGTTGCTGAAGTTGCAGCTACAGAGCTTTAATATATAGGGGGTTAATCCCCCTTATTTTATTTAAAATTAATGGAGGTAAATTATGGCTTCTAATGAACCACTGAAAATTGACCCTACTAAATTATATAAGATAATTATTGATGAGCAGGGTGGTGTTGATGGTAATACAGATGTATTTGTAGGTGTTAATGGTAAACAGTATCAGATAGTAAGAAATCAAGAAGTTGTAGTAGAAGGCTTTGTTGTGAATGCACTTGAAGAAGCTATCTATACGAAGTATAAATATGATGGTAAGGGTAATACTGTTTCCTACAAAGTTAAAAGATTTCCTGTAAGAGTTTTAGGAGAGGCTACTAAAGGAGATAAGGTAGTGAACAAAAGAAAAATAAATACTGAAACATAATGCTTGTATCAGAATTAGTTGATTACACAAGAGAGCATTTTTTAGATGATACCATAGAGCCCTATTTTTGGAGCGATGATTTTCTAACTAATTTGGCTCTTGAAGCTGAAAAAGAAGCTTGTATAAGAGCATCCCTTATAATAAGAACCATCATACTGCACACTCAAGAAGGTGTGGATACTTATACTTTATCTGATGATATTATTAAACCTATTAGAATGTTTGTAAACTATCAGAATTCTACTTATGAGATTTTGCAGGTTAACCTTGCTAACATAGAGCATTATAATGCTAAAGGACTTCCTGTAGAATACTCATTTATAGACGATAGTAGCATTATATTTTATCCTATTCCAGACAGAGATTATGAAGTGAAATTGATTGCATCAGTGTATCCTCAAACAACTGTTAGTTTTGAGATACCAGAAAAATATCAAAAGTATTTGGCTTATTATATAGCTGGGAATGCTCTTTTAAAACAAGATTTGGATGTTTCTGATATGCAAAAAGCTGCGGAATTTTTGGCAATGTTCAATAGTAAATTTGGAGAAAATAGAACTCTTAAAGCTATGCGTAGGGAAAAATTTGGAGGTAATGTTCATACAGTTATGGCAAGCACTAAAAGATTTGGATTTCCTTAAGGAGGTTTATAATGTATATTGAACCTGAAATATCCATTACAAAAGGCACTGATAATACATTTATCATCCAATATAAAGTAAAACGGAAAAAGAATAAGGGTAAAAATGAAGCAGAAGTTTATCCAAGATATGATGAAAAGATAATAACTGCTTCCGATGTTGAGGAACTAAAAACTAAACTCGGAAAACTTTTAAATTCAATGCCAAAAGCTGATACAGAGGAGGACGAATTTGAAGAAGCGTTCAACGAATAAAAAGAAAGGCTTTGGTCTAAATCCTGCTCATAAAGGTTTATTTACTAAATGGTGTAAATCACACGGTTTTGGCGGAGTTACTGATGCTTGCATAGCAGCAGGTAAAAATTCCAAAGATACACATGTTGTAAGGATGGCAACTTTTGCTGATAACGCCAAGCATAAATTTAAACATAAGGGTAAAAAGAAAGGTAGCTAATTGAGCAGTCCTATAAAAATTGCTGAATATTCAGGATTTATAGGTCTAAATAATTTACAAGACCCCCGTTTTATAAAGGATAATGAACTTGCTAAAGCTATTAATGTAGATATAAACGATACTGGAAAAGTAACTTCAATTAGTTCTCCTGTTAAAATAAGTGATAATACTTTCTCTAACTTTTTTAAATCAGAAAAAGGCATTCTCTATGCTATATCAAATGGAAATTTAGTAAGGATAATAAATGATAATCTTGACTATGAAATAATAACCTCTGGTTTTAGAAATGATTTTGTTAGCTTTGCAGAGTATTATGATAGGATTTTTGTATCAGATGGACATAGAATAGGAAATATCATAAATAATGATTTTAAGGATTTTGATACTTATCAGATAGATAAATATAATGTTAAAATTCCTGCGGGTAATATCATTGAAGTATTTAGAGGAAGATTATACTCTGCAGTTTATGATTATTTATATTTTTCTAATGTTATGAAATTTCATCAAGTAAAAATACCATTTGGATATATAGGTTTTGGTTCTATAATTACTAATTTAAAATCTATAAATAATGGTATTTATGTATCAACTGTGGATGATTTGTTTTTCTTAAGAGGAACAAAGCCAGATGAATTTGAAAAAGTGCACATAGCTCATATAAAAGTTTTGCCAAATAGTATGGTAAAATTAAATACTCAAGCCATTTCTGATGAGCTAAATATAAAACAGATTATAAACTCCTATACTTCAGGTGAGCAGTTTGCTGTATTTTTCTTAACTACTGATGGTATATTCTGTGGTTTAAACAATGGTAGAATTTTTAATATTGCCGATGGTAGATATGGCAAAATACCTTATGGAAGGACTACTTCAATAAATAGTGAAAATAAATTAATATATCTATTATAAGGAGGAAAAATGATACAGTTATCTACAGGAGCTAAAAAATTTCTATTGGATAATGCAGGTCTTAAGGATATTTTTTCAGATTTCGTAATAAAAATATATACAGGTGTTCCACCTAATTCTGCTGATGATGGAGCTTCTGGAACACTGTTAGTCACCATTACTAAAGAAAGTAAAACAGAAGTAACTAAACAGAAGTATCAGCTAACTCTAAATGATGTTACAGCAGGGAATGAATATAGAGTAGGTATAAATGGTAATTATGTATCCTATACAGCTCAAACTGGCGATGATAAAAATGCTATAACTGCAAAGTTAACATCTGCTCTTAAGAAATTATGTGGAGATGATTTAGATACAGGATTACATATTGAAGCAAAAAATATGTATTTAAATTATACCATTACAGATTTATCCTCTGATACAGGGTCTATAACAATTGAAAGTAATTTAACAAATTACAAATTTAATGTTTCTACAACAACTAATATAACAGTTTCCGAAGTTGTTTCCAGTTATAATGGATTGCATTTTATTTATGATAGCACTTCTGGAATGCTTAAAAAAGACCCAAGTGAAACTTGGTCAGGGGTTTGTGTAGCATCAGGAATTGCTGGTTATTTTAGAATTCAAATGGCAAGTGACAATGGATTACAAAGTTCTATAATGCCCAGATTACAAGGAACTATAGGAACTTCAAATGCAGATATGTTAGTAACTTCTACAAACTTTAATGAAGGTGCTACACAAACAATAGATTTTGCAAGTTTGGATATACCATTGCAATAATAAATGCATATTAAATTCTTCGGTGATATCGATACATTAAGTAAATATATAGGGATGGCAAAACAAAAGCTATCCCTTGTTAAATCTTTAAAAAAGTTATTAAAGACTGATAATCTTGTTAGGACTTTTATTTTAAATGATGATATAAAAATAAAAATAAAATCAAACAGATATGATGATATAATAGAGCTATATGGTAGTGAAGAAACACTCTACATAATAGCTTATGTTGGTATTACAACTGCATATTCTTTCAAAAAATTCTATAAAATAGAAGGTAATAAACTTAATGAAATAGATGAAACAGAGATACCATATACTTTGATAGATGATGGGTATATAAATTCAGCAGTTGCTTTTGACCAAAATAGCTTGCTACAAACTTGTAATACAAATTCAACTACTGATTGGAAAATACCTGCTCCCTCTAATGGTATTTCTGCTAAAAAATTATATGGTTCTACATTAAGATATATACCATCACAAAATTTTGAGAATGAATATATAGTGAATATGAGTTCACATTTAGACTGTTCTTTATATAATGAAGAAACCGATACATCTACAAATTATATTTACCATATAAAATATTGTGGACCATTTTTGTCTAATTATAGTGGTATTTTTTCTAAAGGTTTATTTGCTGATACAATATGTAAATATGAAGATAATTCAATTATATTCAGTTTTATGATTACAGATAGTATTGATGCTAATGGAGTTATTAATTACAGGACATTATACAATATAAGTTTCTTGGATGATTTTAATATACAATCAGATATTTTATCAAAAAATATCAAAAGTGGTGAATTATCACTTATAAAGAAAAATAACTATTTAGGTAATGAGATATTAGGATATTTTTATAAAAATAAAAATGATACTAAATACATTGTATATAATGTTGAGGGTGTTGATACACAATTACGGATTGTAAATACATTTATATCTACTGATATTTATAATAATGATACTAAAGTATCAGAATATAAAAGATGTAGTTTAAATAATTTTTGTAAATATAGGAAATCTCAAACAAATCAATTTTGGTGTAATTATCAAATAAACCCTGATGGAACATTAAAATTATCCGAATGCACTTCTTTGAAACATTTAAATAATAATTTTATTATTCCTTATAAGCTTACTGAAAATGGAATGGACTATATTGAAGTTGAGGTAAATAAAGATAGTAATGACTATATAAATAGTTATAGATATAAATTATTTTGCAATTCTAAATTAATTGCAGATACAGGTCAGAAAAGCACTGTTATACCTAATAATAGTCCCATTGAAAATATTGAAAGCTCCAAAGTAAATGGTATAGTTATATTTCCAGAAATATTTAATTTAGTAAATAGCTTTCATAATAAATCTTTTGATGTTGCATTATATAGAAAAGCAACTTTTTCTGACATAAAGTTTTATGATACTGACTACTATACTATGTATGGGACTGGTGCTAATAAAATGTATGGTGTTGAAATTATATCAAAAATTGAAGTAATTTTAAATGTAAATGGTAGTGAATATGTATTTCCTTACAATGCAACATTAAGAGAACTAACTTTAATACCAAATATTAAAGACCACACCCAAGAAGAATATCAATATATTATTGATAATTTAAAAGAGATATATAATTTATATAATTTAAATCCCCCAACTGCTAATTTTGGATATGATTACTTTGGTAATCCTACAAATGAAAATAACTATGCTTTAATAAGAGAATTTATGGATGCCGATGATGATTATTTCTTCTTTAGTATAGATGTATTTCCTATATCAGTAAGACACCAATTAAAAGAAGTAAAATATGCCTACAATATGAATGGGCATGAAATTATATACATACCATATTTTGAATATTCTGATGATTATCCATTTCCCTATAGTTCAGATGGTAAATTTAATACCATACCTGATAGAATATGGTTGCTTTTTGATAAAAATGGTAATAGACTGAAATTGGAAACTCCTAAAAAGGAGGATGGAACTATTTGGAACAGATTAAACGGTGTTTGTTTTTTTGTAGGTAAGTAATATGTCTATGCCTATTGCTCAATATAAATACCTGTATGCACCTTCTGATATCTATAAATATAAAGTGTCAGTTGACCAATTAAGTTATTTTGGATGTGAATTCGGTGCATTTGATACATTTTATTTTTGTAGATGGGGTTCACAATGGGCAAATGGTATGCCTGACCATTGTATGGTTCATGTTGATATAAATAGTGATGACCTTGTTGTTGACAAAAGTATAACAACTGTTGATAGTGATGAATTTAAATGCACTTATTCAGGAACTGCCCGTTGTATGAACCAGATTATTTTTAAAAAATATAGAAAAGTAAATAATATAAGTGATGCACAATTAGTTTTTCTAAATCATAGTTTGACATATATAGCAGAGGAAATAGAAAGTAAAGATGGATTATCTGTTTTGAATACATATACAAATGATGATAATTCTTCTTCTATGGGAGTTAAATTAGCAAGTGGAGATATAATATATTCAACAGATAATAATGCTGGATATTATAATGATTTAATTAAACAAGCTAAAAAATTTTCAAAAGATGTTTTACAAAATAATTATATTATAATTACTCAACCAGGATGGAATGATAGTGGTCCTATTGTATATACTTTGGATGATATATATAAAGAAGGTTCACAGGATAAAATTAACTATGCTGCTATAGTGCATGATTATAAAAAACAAATTATAGATTATTATAAAGACGAGACAAATCCTTATTCAATAACTAATTACCAAGAAGATTATAATAGGGAAGACCTTTTTAAGGAGACTGATTTTGATGCATTTAGAAAAGATATAAATCAATCACTTGATTATGACCCCTTTGCTGAAAAGAATGACACTACAAATGAAAACCAAGTATTTAAACCTGAATATTCATCAGATAATAATCAAAGACATTATTTACTGGATGAATGGTGCTGGGGAAATTATTGTGATAATTATACACCTCCAAAAAAACAAAAATTTGTATTTTATGTAAAATGTAGTCTTGATTTGTTGGCATTATTCTCAACGAAAGCTATTTTTAGATTAAAAATAGTAGCAAATAGCTCTTATAAGGCTATATTAAAATTTAGTGATGGATTATCCAAAACTTTTGATACTTTAGATACTGAAACTACTGTTACTATAGTAAAAAATCAAATAAATAAAACTTTATTAAAAGCAAATATTTTAATTACCAGCAAAGAAAATTATGCTACGAAAATTTTTAATTTTAGTTTTGATTTAAGTAAAATCAAAACATTAGGTCAAGTTATTAATCCAGTAGCTGATTTTACAGAAGATGATTTTGTGCTAAACTATACTGAACCAGATTATATTATTATAGATTATTCATTCTTAAGTGGTTATTCTATGGTATATAATGACTATCTTGTTAACTTAAAGACTGGTATTAAAGTTAGAATAGAAGATAATAGCTTATTTAATTACCGTTTTGAACAAAAATATAAAAGAGTTATTATTGATTATCAAAATAATACCCCCGCAAAATCAATTTTAGTAGGTAATTTTAATTTTATTGAAAATTTAGATGAGAACTATTTGTATCAATATTCAATTGAATATCAATTTGATAATAAATTATTTAATTTTTATGATATGGATACTATATATATTACTGATGTTAATAACCAAAATAATGTTATTGAAGTTTATCCTTTAAATGATGATGTTAGTGATATAAAATCATCATATTTTCCAGACAATTATGAAATTATTGATGACCTGGGTAGTGCTGTAGTTTCATCTTTATTTTTTAATAAAATTAATAATAAATATGTAATTACTGTAAATAACTTTAAATTGTTGGTTATTGATATAGAAAATCAAGAATTTTTATTCTTACCTGATTATACACCTTTGGCACTTGATTACTATCAAAATAATGAATTTTATTCAATTTATGAAGTTGGTAATTCTCAACCATTTATTTATTTAAATAAATTTTCACTAACATATAATAATGAAGTTAATGAAATTTCAAATAATGTATTGTTTAATTTAGATAGCATATATCCACCCGCAGAGGATTATAAAATTTTACTTTCTGTTAAATATAAAAAAATAGTTGTTGTAGCTATTGATGTGGAAGATTTAGGTAATAATTCATTTAATATATATAAAGATATACATATAATAGTATATGATTTAGATACAGCTAATAAGATAGATGAATTTACTATTGATTTAGCAGAAGATAGCTATACTACAGATTATGTATTTCAATCATATTTAGATGCCGTTTTTGTTAATTCAAATATTATTTTAGTATCATTTGTATCATATAAATATAATTCTTCCGAAATACTTGGAATAAATATTGATGAAAAGAAGATAATACATAAATATTTTATACCAATTGACAATGATATGAATTATTATGATGCTTATGATAATAGAATTGTAAGTATTAAGGGTAGATTTTTTGCATTCACTAAATATGAAGGTGATAATGATGAAGGTGAGGATGATGATGCAGAATAGGAGATTTATGATAAAATGGCTATAGGTTATATAGACTACATTGAATTAAGCAAAGATTTTAAAATAAAAGTTAAAATATTACCAAATGTGATATATAAGAATGATTTAGTATATATGAGTATAATTGAAACAATTGCACCAAATGGTATCAATTACAATTGGTTTTTAAAATATGAAGATGATATATATGAAATACAAATTGGGGAAGGAAAAGTTTGTTCATTTATTCCAGATAAATCTGGTAAATATTATATTAAAATAATCGCAAATATATCTGGATTTAATTATATAATTAATATATCTATAAATGTTATAGAAAAACCTAAATTGCCTAATTCACCACCTGTATCAAAAATAAGCGTTAGCTCATTTGTTAATTTAGTAAATAATAAAATTACATTTGAAGCTGGATTATATGATGAAAATTATACATATCAATGGGATTTTGGAGATGGTTCAACTGCAGAGGGTCATATTGTTACACATAGCTATAGTAATTATGGCTATTATACAGTTACATTAACTGTTATTGATAATCATGGATTAAGTTCAGTTTCAAGTGTTGAAATTTATATCTCAAATAAAAAACCTGAATTTAAAAAATACTATTTTGAATTTAATAATTATATAAAATATAATAGAACTCATAATCATAGAGACATAATTAAAGGTATATTTAATTTTGAAAATAAAATAACTGCCCAAACAGTTCAGCAAGTTATAATTGATACAATATTTAAAATTGGTAATAAGCTATCATTTGGTTTATTGGATTTTGATAATAAGGTAATAAACACTAATAGTTTTGAATTAAAAAGATATATTAATTTTAATCAAATTTTAATAGATAAAGTTACAGATTTACTGTTTGGTGTAATTGTTCCATCAGTGGATGTTGGATTTATACCATTAAAAGTTAATTTTGATTTAATACTATCTACATATAAAAACATTGCGGTAACTTGGGATTTTGGTGATGGGTCTCATTACTTTGGTGAAAGTGCATCCCACATATATAATAAGACTGGTGTTTTTACAGTAAAAGCCCAAATATCAAACAAAGACCATGCTACTACATTAACAACTCAAATAAATGTGTTTGATATATTTATGAAATACATACTTAATTCTGAAACAGAAAAATTCTATTATATTTTGTTTACTAATATGGATAAACTTTACATTTATGATTTTGATACTAATAATCTATTTAGGATAATTGGTGGTCATGGAAAAGACAAAGGCAAGTTTAATAAACCAACTACTTTAACAATATCTTTTTAGGAGGTAAAAATGGCTATATCTACATTATCAAAAAGGTTCAATTTTGAAACACTTAAAGGAACAGTTAATTTAACTTCTGATGAGTTAAGAATTTTACTTATGAGGCACGGATTTAATTTTCAGTATAATTTACATTCTTATTTGAAGAATATAAAGACAACTTATACAGGTAATTCAAATTTAAGTTTTACATCAAGTAATAATACCATTACTACCACAGATAGTTCTGTAAATTTTATTGATATTGGATTTACATACGGAAATAAATTAACAATATCTTCTACATCCAGCAATAACATTACAACGACTATTACAGGTGTTTATGCACAGAGTATTCGAGTAGCAGACAATTTAGTAGATGAAAATGGAACATCTGCAGTTTTAACAACTGATGATGAATTACCTGCAGGAAATGGCTATACACAAAATAGTAAAACTCTTGGGGCTGTAACAGTTGTTGAAGAAAGCTTTAAATATGATTATCCAAATATTGTATGGACAGCAAGTGGTGGTAATATTGGACCAACACCTGGAGCAATAATATATGATAATACCCATCCAGATAAAGTCATTGTTGGATACATAGATTTTGGTTCTGATTACTCTGCCTCTGATGGAGAAAGTTTTACAATAGCTGGAATTGAAATATATAGTTAGGTAATATAATGCCAACAATCCAACCCTGGGCTTTTATAGTAAAAACAAAAATAACTGGTGGTGTTGTAAGAAAATTTCATCATAAGAACCATTTATCTGCTGGATTACAGCCTAATAATAGACCAGAAGCCCTATTCAAAATAGGTGAATATACTTCTATAAAATTATTTAAGCCTTCCACAATTTTAATAAGGGATAAGATTAAAACTTTTATAGGATTTAGAGCCAGTATATTTCCGTATGTATATGTAGTTGATAGCAATAACCATCGAATTCAGGCTTTTACTTATGATGGTGATTTTGTTTTTGAATTTGGTAAATATGGAAGTGGTGCAGGTGAATTTAAATATCCTTATGGAATAGCCAACGATGGAACATATTTATATGTAACAGATAGTGGTAATAATAGAGTTCAAGTATTTGATTTAAAAGGTAATTACATATATGAATTTGGTAATGGATTTTTATCAAATCCAAAAGGAATTGTTATATACAATAATTACCTTATAGCAGTAGCCAACTATGATAGTGATAATATATCCTTATTTATAAAAGAAAATGCTGTTTTTTATGAGTTTTTGGTTTCTGCTGGAAATCATTTTTTAAAAAAGCCTCTTGATTTAAGTCTGTTTGAAAATGGAATTGTAGTTTCAGATGCTACAGGTGTATATCACATAAGCTTACCAAAAAGATTTCCTGTAAATTTAAAAGCTACACTCTCTAAAGGCATAACATCTAATTTAGATTTATATTGTAATTCAGATACAATAGATGGTAATTTACATAAAATAGAAGGCTCTTTAAAACTAAAGACAAATGTAGCATTAGGACTTAATTTAAAACTACCATCTGTCTATGCAAAATTTTCCAGTGGAAATAGTTTAGAAACAACTATTAAGTTAAAACTAAATTCTATAATTAATGTTAATGTAGGAAATAGACTAACAATATATGGAAGAATACAAAATACTTTTGATTTTGAAGCAAAAAGTTTAACTTCATTAGGTGCTGATTTATTACTAAATACCAATAGATTAGTATTTAGTAGTAAATTACTATCGTCTAATGTGAAATCGCTTGCATTGGGTATGAGACAACCCAATGGTAGATTTAGACTTAATTTAGGACATACTGGCAATTTATCTTTAAGAACACCCTCTATTAGATTTAATACAAACTTAAGTCCTTTTGAACCAGCATCATTAAATATTACTTTGAATAGAATAAACTCAAGATTTATTTTAGCTGATAATCTCCAAGTCTTTGATAAAACCATTGCTATAAATAAATACAATTTAGCTATAACTGAATACAATTTTATAAAAAATAATATAGCATCAGTTTTTTATAATGGTTCTATTATATCAAATAATGATGGAACATTTAAATTAGAAAGTAATAGTAATCTAACAGGTTATATACAAACAAAAACTTTAGATATAAGAAGCAATAGTATTGCAATACCTATAGAATTATTTATTTCAGGTGATACAACTACAGCTGTAAAATATCTTATAGATAATAATAGTATAGATTTAGAAAGTAATAGATATAGTGATTTTCTTGAAACAAGAGTAAAATTACCAAAGGGTATCAAAAGCAGATATGCCTCATTTGGTATTTATATAAAAAGGGGAACAATTGATAATATAAGTGTTATAGGGTATAATATAAATAAAAGGAGAAGGTAAATGAATGTAGATGTTGGAACAACAATATCAACAATGCAATCGACTGCAAATGATATACTAAATGATGGATTAGATTATTTAAATAGACTTGTTGACATTAGTCATTCATCTGCACCATATATTAGTGGTGGAAGACCACTATCTGTTTCTGGTGCTGAATTAAATTCAAATTTGGATACTGGCAATTTACAAGATATAATTAATTCAATTAAGGAGTTAGTTTCTTCATTTAATATAGATGTTCCTGATAATATTAATTTTTCTCCATTACCTACTATAGGTGATTTTTCTCCTGAAGATATAGATACCTTTAATGAAAATGCACCTGAATTCAATGAAAATATAAATACAAATATTTCATTTCCAGATATGCCTCATCTGGATGAAAGTCCTATACCTCAAGCACCACAGGTAAATTTACCTGATATACCTACATTGAAAGATATAAACATTCCAGATATGCCAACATTAGATATGTTAAGTTTAGATGTTAATATACCAGACTTTAATGCAATACTGCCAGATTTACATTTTGATTATAGTGAAAATGAATACAGTTCAAATTTATATAACAAACTTGAAGATGCCATAAATACTAATTTGGATGGTGGAACACTTCTACCAGAAAGAGAAATGTTTGATAGGTCTAAAGAAAGAGATTTAGAAGTATTGCACCAAACTATAAATGAAACTTTAGATTTATGGGCTTCAAGAGGATTTGATTTACCTAATGGACTTGCAGACCAAAAAGTTGAGAACTTGCTTAAAGACTGGGAAAACAAAAGAATGGATTTATCCAGGGATATAGCCATAGAGGAAGCTAAAATTAGAAGGGAAAATATAAACAATGCCATTAACAGTGGTATTAATTTAGAAAAATCAAGAATGCAATATTATTCAGAGTATTATAATAGAGCACTTGAAGTATCAAAATATTTAGTTGAGAGTGGAATTAGTATTTATAATATGAAAGTAATTGAATACAATACTTTAATAAAAGCTGCTCAAGAGAAGATAAATCTATTTGATATAAAACTGAAATCTAATTTACAGAAATTAGAAATGTTTAAATCACAAATAGAAGCTCTTAATGCTACATCATCCCTAAATGATAATCTTATAAAAGTTTATCTATCACAAATAGAAGCAGTAAAGTCTAAAATAGATATTTATAAATCTAAAATTGAAGCTTTAAATATGGTAAGCCAAAATAATGCAAATAGAATACTGGCATATAGAACTTTGATAGAAGGTCAAGTTTCCAAATTAAATGCATCTCTTAAAAAAGTTGATGTATATCTTGCAAAGGTAAATGCCTTTAGGGCTAAAATAGATGCCTATAAAGCAAAAGCTGCAGCTATTGAAAATAAAAATCAGTTAAAGAAAACTGCTCTTGACATAAGAATGAAAGAAATAGATGCTGCCATTCAAAAAAATAAATTTGAAATAGATAAATATATGGCTAAATTGGAAAAAGATAAAACTGTGGCAGATATAAATAAGAGTAAAATCATAGGATTAACAGAAGCCTCTAAATCATATTTTTCATTAGAAAATCTAAAAGCAGATATAGAGAAGAACAAAGCATTTATTGATATAAAATCAAAAGAGCTATTGTTAGAGCAGCAAAAATCACAGGCACTTATTGATTTAGAGACTGCTAAAGCTAATATAACTGCTATGATTGAAAATTCTAAAATAGCAGAGAGAGCTGCAGAAAGTGGTGGTCAGATTTATGCTGCATTAGCTTCTTCTGCTTTAGCAGGTTTAAATGCCGCTGTATCACAAGTTGAAAAAATTATAGAAAGTGAGGGACAATAATGGAAGGTATTTTAAATACTTTAATGGATTATCTAAATCCCAATAAAAAGAAGAAAGTAGTTAAAGGTAACTTTCCAGAAACAGTCCCAAATACCAATACAAAACCTGCAGTTATAGGTGCTAAACCTAAAATTGATATATCAAATACTAATAAAGCACCATTAGTAAAATTAAATTTTAACACTAATAAACCTGAACCTAAACCTAAAATGCAACCAACCAATTCAGGTAATGCAGGTTACATAGAATTTAATGGAAAGAAATATGCAGTTAAGAAATACAATGAAACTCCTACAGAACAAATAGAGAATAATTATTTAAATACTATTGATAAGTTAGCAAATTATATAAATTATAATTTAATACAAAGAAATAATCCACCACCAATAGATACTACAGGGTTAGAAAATGCATTTAATAGATTAGCTCAATTTAATCCCTTTGTGGCTGGATTAGGTAGTTTTTATTCAAGTTTAATTGATAGACTTAATTATAATGCTTCTCATAAAACATATAATAAGTTTAGGGCAAATGAACTAAATTCACTTATTGGTGGATTGCTAAATATGTCAAAGATAGATAATAGCATAAGATATTCAAAGCCATCTAATTCAGATTTTAAAAATAGAGTATCCTTATTAGGAACATTATCTAAAACTTTAATAGACCCAGCTACAGGTCAACCTGATACTGATAAAATCAGCAAGCTTATGGAAATACTATTTCCTAATATAGCCAAGCAATTAAATGAAACCAATACAAATAATATAACACCAATTGATGAAAATACATTAAACAATATCTATAAGGCTATAAATGGTGGTAAGTAAATATGTCAGTTAAATATGACATTTATAAACAAAAGATACAAGATTTACAAAATCAGAAGATAACACCTGAAGAATTCCTACAAGATTATGTAAATAAAAATCCTGATAAAGGTAAGAATATACAGGCTCTTTTAGATAAGGGTATAAGTCCTAATTTAATAACAAATGCCATAGTCTATGGTGAAAGTCATCCAAGTTTAGGTAAAGAATTTACATCCTCATTTGTTGAAGCTGGCTCTGATACTATGGCATTATTAGATACATTAGTTGGAAGATTAACAGGTAGTGATTATTTTAAACAAAGAGCACAACAATGGAGACAGCAAGCTCAAGAGTATTCAAATCCAGAAACTCCTTCTGATATTTTTGAAGCAAAGAATTTAAGCCAAGCTGCACATTCAGGTGCAAGAATGGCAGGAAGTCTGGCAGAATTTTTATTGGAAACAGCACTTGGTGGAACTGAAGGAAAAATAGCAAAAGCTGCTGTTGATAAATTAGCTGAAGGTTTAGCCAAAAAAGAAATAGAAAAAACTGCTGCTGAAACAGCTGCAAAGTCATTAATTAAACCAGAAACTATAGGTGCTTTTACTCAAATTACAGCACCAGAAGTTGAAAGAGAATATGAAGCTGGTGGAGAGAAACATCCTTTAAAAGCATTAGTGGGGGGTGCTTTAATAGGAGCTTTATACACTGCTTCTCCATTTGAAGCTTTAAAAGCTTTAAATCCTGAAACTAAACCTATTGCTGATAGCATAGCTAAATTAGTATTTTCATCTGATACTGCTTCAAAAATTGCAGCCTCTCCAGCAATTAATTCATTAAAACAAGGTATAGAACAATCATTAATATTAGGAACTGCAACTGCTACCAGTGAATATGGTTCAAATCAACCTATATCAGCAAAGGATATTGGTCATACAGCAGCACTTGGTGGATTACTTGGTGCTTTAACAGGAGCTTTAAGCAAAACTCAAAAACCTATAGATAATACAAAACTCAAAGAAGCATTTAAAGAAGAACTGCAAACTAAACCAGAAGAATATATACCTATTACAGAAAATCTGCCAGTTCCTACAAATAACATAAAAGAAACAAAATATGAACAGCCTTATAATCCTGAAGAAGTATTAAATGAATACAAAGATAAATTACTATCCACTCCAAAGAAGGATGATTTTAGACATATCACTGCTATTAAAACTGCATTTGATAAAGGTCTATATTCTGATTTAATAAAGAAAGAACCAAAAAAAGCTATAAAAGTTTTGAACACAGCAGGCTATGATGATTTAGATATTTTAGAAAAATATGGTAGCAATATAAAGCCAGAAGATTATTCAAAGAAAATGGCAACAGCTGTTATTTTAGGTATGCCAAATAAAAACACTATACCCAAAATAACTGTTGATAATATAGATACATTCATAGAAAAAGGTTTGCAGCTAAAAGAGCAAGCTCCAAAGAACAAGAATATAGGTGAGGCTATAAATGATATAAAACAATCAGCTAATGATTTAATACTTAAGGAAGCCAATAAACTAATTACCAAATCTAAAATATCAAAGGATAAGGTTAAACCAATACTTGATGATATAGATAAATTAACTTCTTCAAGAAATGACAATAAATTACTTGGTAATGTAATTAAAGCAAAAGCATTGTTAGAAGCACTGCCAAAAACTATAAAGGATATTAAAAAGAGAGAAGAACTTAAAGCAAAAATTACTTCTATATTAAAACAGAAACTTGATAAGGAAGAAGAAAAATTAGGATTTAAACAAAAGGCTATTGAAGATAAAGGGGAAAAATATCCAGCAATTGAAAACAAAGGGATTGAAGAAAATCTGCCTGCAGTTAAGGAAAAAGCTAATTTACCTGCTCCAAAAAGTGCAATCAATTTCACTGATAAGTTAAATATTGCAAAAGAGATTATAAATGAAAAACCTGTAAAACAACCTGAACCAGAAATAAAAAATAATGTAGCTACAGAGCAACCTTTACCAGAAACTAAAAATTCTGAAGAAATAACTCCTATTGATAAGCTTGATTTAAAAAATATTAAATCTGCAAAGTTTGATAAAGAGCCAGAAATTACTGACAATGGATTAGTAGTAAATACAGATAGAACTATAGCTTTACATAAGGATTTCTTTAAAGGAATAAAACCAAAATCTATTGGTCAGAATTTGGAATTGAAACCAGAAAAGGCTTCAAAGATTACAGGTATAATAGGTGAAGTAAAAGAAAATCCAAATATTTTAGTATTACGAAGTGAAGATGGTAAAGAAATAGGTATTTCAAAACAAGCTCTAAAAACTATAAAATCCAGGGTTAAGAATTTCTCATTAGAAATTGATAGCAATGCTAATTCTTCATTAATCTATATTAAAAAAGATAACAAGTATATTGGAGCTGCTGTTCCTACAATATTAGGGGATACATATAATATAAAGACAGTATCAAAACCAATATCTAAATTAAAACCATTAAAAGATAGAATAGAAATACCAAAGGAGCATAGATTAAAATCTGGCAAAAGTAGTATGAAGTCTATATCCTATAGACAAAATATTTTAGAAACCACAGATGGATATTTGTATGATAGAAAAAGTCAATCTATTTATCATAAGAAATTAATGAAAGATATAAAACCACTTGGTGGAAGTTTTGATAAGAGTTTCAAAGATTTATTAAACTCAAATAAAACACTTGATACTAAAATAAACTTTAAAGGAAAAGATGGCAAATTCTATAAATTTGATACTGAAAAGGGCTATAGCTTTAAAGTTGATGGAAAGTATTTTGAAATAGCCAGACCACAAGCTAATAAAATGAAATTATTAGATACAGGTATTTTAGCTCTCTATCATAACGATGAACCAATTGCTGCTTTTGGTTTACATGATTTTAAAGAACCAGAGCCAAAAATAGAAGATAAAGATGTTGTTATTCCTAAAACTCCAGAGGAACTTAATGAAGCCATAGATAAAAAACAAATTGAAGAAAAAGCAAAAGAATATACACCAGAAGAAATAAATGAAATATTAAACCATCTATCAAATGTTGATTTAGGATATGACCTATTAGCAAAAGATGAAGTTAATATAACTTATGAAAAGGGAACATTTATAGCTAAATCAGAAAAATCCATAGTAAAGGGAAATAAAAAACAAGGATTAGTTTTTTATGTTGAGCCTCCACCTGAATTAAGTCCAGCTGTTTTAAAGACTTTGGATAGCTATTTAGAAAATGCTGGATTTAAACCAAATCAAATTAAAGATATTAAAGAAGACCCTGAATTTAGAGATGAGATAACTGAATTATACGAAGCAAGAAAAGAGCAGGTTTCTAAAGGAATTTCAGTTGATAATATGAAATCCTCACTAAAGATATTAAGCTGGTGGCATATGAGAGCTCTAACTGATGGGGGTGAAAAATTCAAAGAAAAACTATTGAGATTAAAACTAAATGATAATGAAAAGAAAATATACGAAGATTTGAAATATGGTGAAGATAGTATTCATTACTTATTGAAAAAACATTTTGGAATAAATGTAAATAAAGCAGTTGAGCAGCTGTTAGGAAAAGATATAGCTAAAAGGGTAAAAGTAAAATCCATTGATAAGCTTACATTAGAAGATTTAGGTGGAAGAAAGATGGTAGAAAAAGCCCTTCTGCAGGGTTATAAAATATTTGCTTTCCATTTGACTGATAGTCAGCTATTGGATTTAATGAAAAAGAGATTAGAAGGAGCAACCTTATTAGATAAAAAAGCAGTTTCTGCTATAATTCTAATGTCAGATAAAAATTTAAAAGAACTTGGAACTACTTTCTATCACGAGATATTTCATACCCTTGATGAGCTTGGTTTAATACCAGAAGAAGACTTAAGAGTATTGAAAGATTACTTGAATAAAAAATATGGTAAAAATGATACAAGAGCTTGGTATGAAAAAGCTGCAGATGAATTTGCTTTATTTGCTGTAAATAAAAAGTGGTTTGCTGATAATAATATTATACATAGTTTATTTGCTAAAGTTAGCAGATTTATAAATGCAGCTATTTTGAAAATACATAGTAAACTTGGTATAAAAACAGAAAAGGATGTGTTTAGAAAAATATTACTTGGTGAGCAAAAACCAAATGCAAAATTTATAGCCTATTTAGAAGCAATAGATACATTAAAAAATATTGGTGTAAGATTTAAGATAAGTAAAAAGAATTTAAGTAATTTTGAAAAAAGAATAATAGAATTCAATGGTAGAACAGAAACAGATTTAAAAAGAGATGCTATTGAAAAATCAAGAACAGCCCTGGAAAAAGTTAAAGATTTTATATTAGATTTTGGTAGAGGAATAGCACCTGAATTAACAAAAAAAGGTCTATATCTATATGCTGAAACAATAAGAAGGGCAATAGCAATTAAACAATTAGCACATACACAAGCTTATAGAGCCCTTGCTGAAATTACAAGAGATTTAAATCCAGAAGATAAGTTCTTAATGGAAAAGCATTTAATAATAGAAGATATGTTTTACAATCTTCAAAATGGAATACAGACATTTCATAATATGAATGAGCAGTGGGGTGGTATATTTAAGGATGTAAGTGATATTGCCTATTTAAGAGACAAGATTAAAAAGGAAGTTGATGGTAATGAAAAGGTAAAAGCTGCATTAAAAAGAAGAGCCAAGATACATAATGAGTTATTAGATTACTTATATGAAAATGGTTATATAGGTAAAAGAGAAGCTTTAGACCCATCACATTATTTCCATAGAATAACTGCTGCTTACTTCAATGGTAAAATAAAAATGCATACATCTTATATGGGTAGAGTTCCTATAACAGACCCATTAAGAGAAAGAGTAAACAGTGCAGAGCCATATATTACTGATTATATCTATTCTGATTACGAAGCACTTGCACAGTTTTATTTGCTAAAAAACTATGATGGTATTATAAAAAGGCTATCGGATGCTTCTGAAGATGTTATGAAAGAGCTTATTGCTGATTATGTAAAAGCTGGTGGTAAAATAAAAGAGGGAATAATTCCAGATGTAAATAAGATGTTAGATAGAGTAAAGCACCATCCAAGATTTAAAGAAAAATACAGAGATTATACTGCCTTACATATAGAAGACATACCACATTTTTATACTGTATGGTCTATGTCTGATGATTTAATGGGTCAGCTATTATTAGAAGGTATAAACTCCGAAGGACTTATTGATGCTTTAGAAAAAGGTAAAGTCCAAAGAAGTGTTGCAATTAGGAAATTTAAAAAGTCAATTTTGATACATAATGATGTATTGGCAGCTTTAAGAAGAATATCAGAAGTGCAATCGAATTCACCAATATCAAAATTTATGAGATATAATGTTTCTCTATTTAAGAAATTTGTATTATTCAGTCCATTTAGACTACCAAAATATACTTTAGATAACTTTTCTTCTGATGTTGATATAGTATTAGCCTATGCACCGAAGATTTTATTTGAATATTCTGGCAAAGCTTTTAAAGATTTACATGATTTTTATTATAATAAAGGTAGAAATTTATCTAAAGAAGTTATAGATGAAATAAAAGACGCAGAGGATAATTTGGTATTAGGAACAAATATAACTTCTGAAGAAGTATATCATATAAACAATCTTGAAGATTTTAGAGATTTACTTGGTTTAAAACCAAGTTTATATCAAAAATGGTGGAATATATCTACAAAATTTAACAACTTTAGGGAAAGTATTTTAAGACTTGCTGCTTATAGATATTATAAAGAAGCATTAAGAACTATGAAACTTGAAGATATACACTCTCCATTAAAACTATCAGAAATGAAAGCTTTTATGGAAAAAGGAAAAGTTGATGAGTTAGCTGCAAAATTAGCAAGGGAAGTGCTTGGAGATTATGGTAATTTAAGCTCAAGTGGTAAATGGATAAGAGATAATTTAATACCTTTCTGGTCTTGGATTGAAGTAAATATGCCAAGATACTTTAAGTTATTTAGACATATGTATGAAACAAGGAAGTTATATAAGCCTTATGCTATAGGTTCTTTAGTATTTAGAATGGCATTTCTATATACAGCTATCAATATGTTTAATTTTATGTTCTTCCCTCAAATTTCAGATACAGTTAATAATTCTGATGAAGGTCAATTACATTTAATATTAGGTGTTGATAAAGATGGAACAGTTAGAACTATGAGATTACAAGGTGCTTTAAGTGATGCTCTTGATTGGTTTTACTTTGGAGGATTTTTAGACTTCCTTAAAGGAAGAAAATCTGGGTATGAATTTATTAAAGAAATGCCTATGCATGCTGTTAGCAAAATTATAAATTCTTCTATGCCTATACAAAAAACTATAATTGAGGACATAGCTGGAATAACTTTATATCCAGACGCAGATAAACCAAGAATTATTAGAGATAAAATTGGACATTTCTTACAGCTATATGGTTTAGGATTACCTTATAAAATATTATTCTCTGGAGAACCTCATCCTGAAAGAGAGCGTGGTTTAATAAAAGGAATATTATCATCAGTAGAAAGTAGTGTTTTTTATACAACTGATTTAAATTCAGTAAATTATACCATTATAAACAAGCTCATTGATAATTATTTAAATACAACAAATCAAGATAAGCTATCTATCTATAGAACACAAAAATCAATATATGCATTTTATTATAAAAGAGCTATTCAGTATGGTGATAAAAATAAAGCTATTCATTTTCTGGCTATGTATTATCTATATGGTGGAACTTTAAAAACTATAAATAAATCTATTTTAAAGATGAACCCTCTTACAAGATTAAAAAAAGCAGAAATACCAAAGTTTTTGCAAACTATATCTGAAGAAGATAGATATAGAATTAAAAAATACAATGAATGGTTTAACAAAGTAATGTTAAGGAAAGGGCAATTTAGTAAAAAAGATTTACTTGAAATATATCATAAAGCTTATAAACTTTCATTAGAAATGAAAAAAGCGAAAGGTATGGTATGAACGGCATATCAAATTTTAGAAGAGGTGATACAAAGGTTATTAAATTAAAATTGAAGGATAATCAAGGAAACCCTATAAATTTAACAGGTGCTAAAATATGGTTTACTATGAAACAGAATTTAATGCAAGATGATAGTGAAGCTGCTGTTCAAAAAGAGATAACAAATCATACTAATGCAGCACAAGGTGAAAGCCAAATAGTTTTAACACACGATGATACTAACAATCTATCAGGAACTTATTACTATGATATTCAATTGGTTGATGCTAATAATAATGTTACTACTTTAATTTTTGGTAAGTTAAATGTATTGCCAGATGTTACTCGGAGTGTATAGTGGCAATAATAAATGAAGATAAAATTTTAACTTCCTTCGGAGAAGATACTATAAATATAAATATAGGAGATGAGGCTATTAATATGACATTAGATACCTCATCTAATCCTATAATTGAATTGAGTATTGGTGATGAAATTAATGTAGATTTTAGAGATGAAAATGTTTCTGTTTTGTTTAATAATCCTATTATATATAATCAATATGGTCTTGACCCCAGCAGATTTCTCACAAAAGATAATTACGATAGCAATGATAATTTTATTATTGATAAAGCTGAAGCTTTAATAGTAGATGTTGAGGCAAAAGAAGATATATCAATTTTTGATATTGTTGGTTCAAATGGATATAGAGCCCATTCAGATGATATAAGTTTCCTTGATAAAATATTAGGATTGGCTATAGAAAATAAACCAGCTGGTTTTAAAGTAAATGTTATAAGTAAAGGTATGATAAAAAATACAAATTGGAATTTTACACCAAATACTGTGTTATTTTTAAATGGATATGAGTTATCTCATACTCCACCTTCTTCAGGATTTTTACAAAAAATTGGTAAAGCTATTACAAATAATGTTATCTTTATAGATATTGAACAAGCCATTAAACTTTAAGGGGGTAAATTATGGCTCTACGAAAACCTATTGTATTGGTAGATGGACATCTTGAGCAACTTCAGTCTGGAGATACTCTGGATGCAGCAGTAGTATATAATAATACAGTTACACTCACTAACAGTAACGCAACTGTGGCATTAAAGAAAGGTCAGCCTGTTTATGCTTCTGGAAGTGATAGCTGTGATTTAGCAAAAGCTGATGCTGCTGGAACATCCAAACCTATTGGATTTGTAGCTGATGATAGTATTGCAGCTTCTGCTACAGGTAATATTCAAACAGATGGTGTTATTTCAGCTACTGATTGGACGGATGCTACAGGTGCAGCTACCCTAACAGCAGGTGCTGTATATTATCTTGATGAGAGTGCAGCAGGTAAAATGACAACTACAGCTCCAACTTCTGGATATGTAACAGAATTAGGTGTTGCTTTATCCGAACACGATTTTGCCATTGATATTAAAATGCCTATTAAACTATAATGGCAAACTAAAATCTTAAGATAATTTATGAATAAACAAAAACCTTTAATATTACACAATGGACAAATAGAGCGAATTCAACCTGATGATATTTTAGACCTTAATTTATTAGACGCCCCCATTTTAGATAATCCAGCATTATCTATTAATGGGGGTGTAAAAACTAAATATACTATATCAAATTATAATCCAAATGCTCAATATATAATTACTGCAGATAGTGGTATTATTTCTGATATAAATAGAGACACTTTTTATTATACTCCTCCTAATACTGCAACTACAGCCTATTTATTTATTTCCTATAAAGAGGATAATTTGATAAGTAAAGTAAATAAATATAGTATAGCTATAAATGCATTTTCATCAGACGGTATTTTAATTAATAATAATTTTGAAAACAATGAAAATTATAATGATGGATTTATTTATAAACTAATTGATAATCCTATAACTAATAATAATTTTGAAAACAATGAAAATTATAATGATGGATTTATTTATAAACTAATTGATAATCCTATAACTAATAATAATTTTGAAAACAATGAAAATTATAATGATGGGTTTACTTATTAAGGAGGATATATATGTATGCTACAAAAGATAATGCCACTTATATAGAAAATATAACACAGCAGGATAGTGGTGATAGTGATTGGATAAAAATGGAAAATACTACTCTTAATTATATACCTCAAGAAATAACTATGAATAGTGATACTACTAACACAACATTAAAGACTTTTGATACTATATCTGATAACGAACCTATAAAATTAATAGATAATAATAATGTAATACACACACAATCAAGTGGAACAGTTACAACTGATATACTATACTTAACTAAATTCTGGAAGCAGAATGTATATACAACTACAGGAGTAAGTAATCCTTTGGGAACTTGGACTACAGACAGTAATACATTACCAGATACATTAATTTATTCTCAAGCCATTATTACTAAAAGTAGAGTGTATTTATTAGGCGGTTATGGTAGTAATGGTAGAGTTTCTACAGTATATACAGCACCCATAAATTCTGATGGCACTTTGGGTGCTTGGACTACAGATAGTAATTCCTTGCCAGGTGTTTTATCTAAATCTCAAGCTATAGTTACTAAAAGTAGGGTTTATTTATTGGGTGGTCTAAATAACAATGGTGGAGTTTCAGCTATATATAGTTCACCTATAAACACAGACGGAACTTTAGGTGCTTGGACTACAGATAGTAATACACTTCCAGACAATATATATTTTTCACAAGCTATAGCTACTAAAAGTAGAGTTTATTTATTGGGTGGTAGAAATGACAATGGTAAAGTTTCCACTGTATATACAGCACCTATAAATTCTGATGGAACTTTAGGAACTTGGACTACAGATAGTAATTCTTTGCCAGACAATATATATATTTCACAAGCTATAGCCACTAAAAGTAGGGTTTATTTATTAGGTGGTATTAATAGTAGTAGTGGTGTAACTTCTACAATCTATACAGCACCTATAAACACAGACGGAACTTTAGGTGCTTGGACTACAGATAGTAATTCATTGCCAGGTGTTTTATATGGCTCTCAAGCTATAGCCACTAAAAGTAGGGTTTATCTATTGGGTGGAAGTGATAATAATAATAATGCAGTTTCTACTATATATACAGCACCTATAAATGATGATGGCACTTTAGGTTCTTGGACTACAGATAGTAATACACTTCCAGCTGGTGTATATTTTTCTCAAGCTATAGTTACTAAAAGTAGAGTGTATCTATTGGGAGGCTGGAATGGAAGTGTTAAAGTATCTGCAATCTATACAGCACCCTTTTCTGATGGTTGGGAAGTAATAAATGGCTGTGGATTAGATATATATAATATAGATATATCACCATCTAATTTAACATCTCCACCTTCAAAAGCTTTCTATGACCATAAACCTGAAGTATATGCTGATATATCTACTTCAACAACTATGAATTTTACACAATTAAATTGGCTTCAAGAGACTTATGATGGCACTAAATTTACAGCTAAATATGATACTTTAAATAAACAAGGCAGATATGTTCAAAGGAAAATAGTAGCTAAAAAAGGAACTGTTGTAAAAGAACCCTTTACAAGTGATATGTATAAGGAATATTAAAGTATGCTAATAGAAAATATAAAACAAGTTAGTAATATGTATCTTAAAAAAGAAATTGTATATAAGCCTAAAACTTTAAAGGACAAAGCTGCGATTAAAATGGATGCTAAAGAAAATTTAGTAATAAAGGTTAATTCTGTTCCTTTAGATGGTGACTATATATCACTATCTTATATAAATGCAATAGTTAATTTAGCTAATTTTAATTTTAATAAGTTCATTGCAAATGGTATGTCTAATAGCGATGCTTATAAAAAAGCATATAAACAAACTATTTCTTGGAAGGGTGCTGATAATAAGATACATAATATACAAATAGAAACTTTGGTTAAGGCTTTGGAACGGATAATGAAAGAAACATCTAAAATAATAGGTATAAAATAAATACCTTTACAAACTTTTGAAGGAGGTTAGTAATGGATTATTCAAAAATCTTTGGATTGGTAATGGCTCTTGTTGTTGAAGCAAAGCAGGATATGGAAGATAAAAAGGTAACTATTAGTGAATTAATAGACTTGGTAAAAACTGCCGTTGATAAATTAGGATTGGGGGATAAGGTTGTTATAGACCTTAATAAGGATGATAAATAATGGCTCATAGATATTTTTCTATGTTTCTTTATCTTGGAGTTAGAAATGAAACATGCATTTAAATCAAAAACCATTTGGGGAGCTATCATAACATTGATAGCCTCCTCTATTATCTATTTAAAATCTAATAGTCCTGAAACTGATTACTTTGCATTGGTAAATATGTTAGGGGCAGTATTTTCAATAATCGGTAGAATTTATGCAAAAGAGGAAATCTATTTTTTAAAAAAGAAACACAAGGAGAATAAAGAATGCTAAAAAATATATTATCAATAGGGAACTTCCTTGTAAGTATTTTTAAAAGAGTTATAAATATAGAGAGGCAAAAGAAAGATGAAAAAACTGAAGAAGAACTGGCTAATTTACTTAATAGCCCTTTGGATAATGACAAGTTGCACAACGATAAATAATAAGTCAGTTCCTGTCCAATTTTATAAAATAAAAGCTCATTATATAGAAAAAGGTGAGCCTGCTCCTTTTGATGGTATTTTATTAAATCAATATACTTTTGATAGCCTCAAAAACCAATTAAAGGAGTGTAAAAAAATTGTGCGAGGTAAATAATAAAGATATATTTGAAATCAAAAATGCACTATCCGAATTAACAAAGGACTTTGCTGTTATGAGTAATAATATAGAAAGGCAAAGTGAGATTATAGATAAACTTACTATTAGTTTTGAGAGACTATCAATTGTTATTGAAAGAACTGATGAGAATACTAAAAAGATTGATGCATTAAATCGGAGGGTTGAGGAAGTATTTAGCAACGGCACAAAGCATTGTCCCACAAATTTTAATAGATTGGACACTATGGAAAAAAGACTTGAAAAATTAAATGGTTACTTAATTGGTGTTTTAATCGCAATTGCAATGCAATTGCTTGCAATATTTGTATATTTAGTAGAAAAACATTTGGTATAATTACTTATCTTCTATTGCGTGTTTATAACCATGTATAAAAGAACTTATATAATGGAATTTAATTATTTGTATAATTTCAGTATCTACTCTATGAGTGATTAATAATTTCTCTATATAGCTCCAATGTTCTCTTGCTAAAGTTTTTGCTCTTTCTAACTGCTCATTATTCATCTTCATAATATTACCTCCTGTTTAAATTTCTTCTTTCTATTTCATCTATTTCTTTTGATATTTCTTCAAATGTTTTATTGGCTATTTTTGATTGTATTTCATAGAACAGCGAGCGGTTTTTTAATTTAATATCCTTTATAAACCAATCCTCTAAATCTTTTTTCTTTTCATAATAACTTTTTTTAGCAGTATCCTTTGCTCTTTTTATTTTAAGATATGCAGAAACATTATCCATTTCTACCTTTGAAATATTATATTTCTTTTCTAAAACAACTCTAATTCTTGACCATACACTTAAATCTTCAATACCAAAATCCTTTAATATAGAAGTAGGAGTTTCCTTATTATGTAGCCATCTTTCAATTATAGCTTCATATATTTTATTTGTTATTAAATCTGTCCAGTTTTTATTTTTATTTTTATATTTTTGTATATTAGATAAAATAGTATTTTTTACAACATGATATTCCCTGGCAATTTTCTTTATTGGTAATAAATCATTGTAATATTTTATAATAAGTTCCTTTTGCATTTTATCACTTATTAATCTTTCTCTCATAACTTACTCCTTTTTTAAAAATAAAGTGGGGACAAGCCCCACCGAAAAAGAGGTAAAGACAGTTCAAACCCAACAGCACCCTATATTTTTATACTATTTAAATCCTGGTAATTTCCATCATAGCCTTCTGTATCATTATGCTTGAAGAATAATATTTCAGCAATGCCATAATTAGCATAAATCTTTACTGGATTGCTTCCAAGATTTGCTATTTCAATAGTTAAATATCCTCTCCAACCAGCATCAATAGTTGTAATATTTGCAAATACTCCTAATCGTGCATAGGTTGATTTTGTTAAAGCAATTGCAGATACATTATTTGGTAAGTTTATATATTCCTTTGCTTTGGCTAATACAAACTTATTAGGCTTCAGTATAAAGAAATCTCTTTTTACTTCTCTAAATGATTTGTTTGTAAAAGATTTTTTCATAGGGTCAAAAACAGTATGAGACTTAAATGGATATTTAAAGATATTGTCTAATCTCAAAGTATATCCATTTGGCTCAAGTCCATAGCTAATTTCACATTTTACTTTGTCAACACAAGGCTCTACTAAATTAAGCTCTTTAATTTCAGCACCCGTTAACAGCATAAATACCTCCTAAAATTTTATTGAATTTAAATACTTTATAATAGCATTGTAAGTAATATTTCTGAACTTTACTCTCTTTTCAGAGACAACCCTGTTGAAGTAATACTTATCAATTTTAATATTTGATATTTCATATATTTCATTTATAATTTCCTGTATTCCTTTACCACTTTCATTCAATAATCTTTCTAATCGTGTAGCTAAAGTATCATCATATACTTCATTCTTTTTAATACCTAATTTGAAATCTTCTTCTTTATTTAATTCATATCCATATAATTTACAGAAATTGTAAAATGGAATATAGATATAGGCAAAGGCAGTTTTCTTTTTATTTCCTTTAGCTACGAAGTTTTTCATTTGATAATATCTAAAAGAAGTTCCATATAGCTTATTTACTTCATCCATAATCTCTTTTAACTTTAGATTTTTCTCCTTTCTTAATTTGTTAATACAATTTTTTAAATTTACTATGTAGTATAAATCTTCAGTATAATCAAATTTCCAAGCAGAAAATAAATCACCAATACCATCCAAACCATTTTTATTAGCTATGTTTTCTAATATAGTTTCTATTTCTGCAGTATTATAACCCTGCTCTTTTAATAAGAGCCTAAAATTGCTTAATAGTTTAGTAGTTAAGTCTTTCATCTTCCTATTAATTTATCTATTAGTCTTTCTAAACTTGCTAAAGGAACTGACCCTATAGTCATATCTAATACCCTATCCATATCATCTACAATAGTAACAGCTGGAATGCTTCTAATGCCATATTTAATACTATCTTCATAGTTTTTCTCAACATCCACTTCTAAAAATTTTAATTTATTTTTGTATCTTTTCTTTAATACTTTAAATCTTTCTTTCATTAAATCACAACCAGCACAATTCTCACCTGTAAATAATATAACCTGCATACTAACCTCCTATTGTTTTTCTCTTAAAACTTCAAGTTCTAATAATTGTTTTTTAGCTTTTCCAAGAGTTTGTTTGCTGATATGTAAGATTTCTGAAAGCTCATTAAAATCTACTTCTCCGTTGTTTTCAATATAATGCATTCCTTTTAATTCAAGAAAATAGACCAGTATCAGTTTAGTAGTTGGTAAGAAATAAGGGTCTGTTAAAATATTCATAAGCAAATCTTTCTTTAACATTTTTAACTTCTCTGTTTTCTTACTCATTTATTTACTCCTATACCTACTTCAAATATAGATTTTAATGCAGAACATTTAATAATAAATTGCTCTAACTTTAAGCACCTGTTTATCCAACCACACCTATATCTTTTTTGAGGATTTCTTATATACCATTTCTTTCTTTCTATTTCAAACATCTCTGGAAGAAATATATTATCTTTGAATTTGTTATATACTCCTTCTGTAAGATTTCCCCATTTACCATCAGGTTCTAATTCAGAGCCAGTAAGATTATTTAAAGCTCTTTGTAAAACCCTGATAGCTTCTTTAGGTTTTGAATTAAAAGAAAAATCAAAGAAGAAAATATCAAGGGGGTATTTAAGATTATAAGGCATATAAGAATGATAGAGTTTGGTATAAACTTCTATGATTTTTTTATTTAGCTTCTCTTGATTGTGGACAACTTCTAATATTTCATTATAGTATTCTGGATAATATTTCTCTGTAATTCCAAATATGGTTTTACCAGCAGGGTCTTTTTTATCATAACCCATACCTTCTATTTCATAAGCTATGTATAAAAATATAGTTTCAGGCTTACAGACCATCAACAACACCTCCTACTTGGTTTTCTATCAAAGCCTCTACAAACATTTGAACATCATCTAAAGTTTCTATACAGCCCTTGTAATACATTTCTAATAATTGATTTTCATCACCACCATAGCTATCATATTTTATTAAAACACGCACTCTTAAATCTTTTATATAGTCCTTAACTCTTTCAAGGTCTTCAGTATTCATATAACCCCCTAATCTAAAATATCATCCATAAGTGGAAGTTCATAAATCCATTTACAGAAATCTCTCCATTCCTGCAATCTATGATTTTTTCTTTGATAATATATGTTCTTAAGCTGTAGATAATTAGTAGTCATATACATTTTTAATGTAAACCCAAGTGGAAGATTAGCAAGTAAAGTATTAAATGATAAATCAGATTTTGATATGTTGTAATCATCATATAGTTTTATAAGCCTGCTCTTTATGCCATCATCAATATTAGGTGGCAAGTTATCAAAGAAAAAATCTGAATTAGATAATGAATGCATTTTACTTGTTGACATAACAATATCAATAAAATGATATCTTTGTAATTCTATAATGAAATAATGTGGAGCTTTGAGCATAAAATTTACTGTTATACCTTTTAAATAGCTATCGTGCCCAGAACAAGGTTTTTGAGAACCTAATCTAATTGCTAAACTTGGATTGTATTTTTCCTTATAATAAGATAATCCTATACTGCTAATGCACCTATCTAAATTTGAAACTGAAGTATTACTAATCTCAATCATTTAAATCTCCTTTTTCTAATAATACTTCATTTAAAATATAGTTTTCTAATTTACATACTCTATTTATCCAGCCACATCTAAATCTTTCATCTTTAAGATTTAGATAATAAAACCTTCTCTTTATAGAGAAATATTGAGCCAGCTGAAATCCATCTTTTTCATTTAGCTTTTGCATATACTTTAAAGTTTTATCATCTAAAATTCCTGTTGTATCAACTTTTTTACGAAGGAACTTGTTTATTGTTTTTTGTAATAAAGCTATAGCGTGTTTGTTATTTGAAATCCATAAATCAAAGTAATGATAATTTAAAGGATAAGGGAGCAAGTTAGCCTTGCTCCTTGCATATTCATTACGATACCAGTTTAAAACAAAATCCAAAGCTTCATCATCATAGATACTATCAAAAGCTAATTGAGAGGTATCAACTGGCACTCCATAAAATCTGTTTCCCTTTATTTTATTTTCAAAATTAGTAATCTGGAACTTAAAAAATTTCTCTGTATTCATTTTAACTCCTTTAAACTTTATTTATTTCATTAACCACCTGTAATCCATTTACATTCTTACTCATCCTATTTCTTAACTTCTTAAAAAATCTCATCTTTAGTTTGTATTTTGGATTTGTTTTATCTGGCTGACCTGTTAATCCATTAAAAAATGGTCTGGATTTTTCATAGACAAAATGTAACCTACCAATGTTTTTTAACCTAATGGTTGCTGGAGCTGTTCTACATATTTCTACTAAAGCATCACCCAACATTTCCATCACTTCATCAATGTTGTCATACTTTTGATTTCCATATTTCCTCATAATAGACCTAACCTCTTTCCAGGAATAAACCTTGCCTTCCTTCATTTTGTCGCCCATAAACAACCTCCTTTTAAAATAAATTTATTTGGATTATTAACTGAAAGTATAAACCTGCCAATATTTATAGCATCTGCAATGTTATCATTTTTTATTTCCTTGTTTAAAAATTCAGAAGCTGAAACTTTACTTAAAAGTTTTCTATCTTTTCTTTTAATTTTATTATCTGTTTTTAGTATTATTGATTGCCAGCTATTAGCTGGTATTTCATAGATAGCTTTACAACCTTTTAAGAAAGCCAGGGTTTCTATAATAGCTCTTACTTTTACTAACATAGCAAATGATTTAGCATTGAAAGACATATATTGAGTTTCAACAGCTATACTAAATTCATCACCAACACTTTCAATGAGCTGCATTATTTCAGATATAGTTGTTTTAACCACACCATATTCAGTGCAATTGATTTCACTATCAAATATGGCATAACCACAAGAATTTGAAGCAGGGTCAAATGCAATTAATTTCATTTAAATCTCCTTTCTAATCTTCTAATTCTTTCATTTCTGCCCAGTTTTTACCAAATGAAAAATCTGAAGCAATAGGATAAGTAATTTCTACATTAAAGTATTTTTTAATATACTTTTTGCTTAATTCTTCCATCGCAATTTTTGTTAGCTTTTGTGCTAACTTCAACTTATCCTCCTTTACAAATCCATACATAGCATCGTGAACCAAAAACAAGGTGTAAATATCATTGTCTATTCTATACTTTTTAATCAGATTTTGCAAGATAATTTGTGAGATTAAATTTAAATCAGATGAAAATGATTGAATAGGGAAGTTAATAGCCTGTCTTTCTGCTTCACTTCTTAAGAAATTATCATCACTATTTATAAATGGAAGATGTCTTCTTCTGCCTAAAGGACTTTCAACATAGCCATACTTTCTTGCAAAGTTAATTGTTTTTTGATGCCATTCTAAAATCTCTGGATATGCTTTAAAAAATTTCTCTCTCATTCTTGTAGCTTCTTCTAAACTCATTATTACACCATAATCATTTTTTGCTACTCTTTGAAATGTTTTGGCAGAAGCTCCATATAAAAATCCAAATCCTATAGCTTTGGCTGATTGTCTTTGTTCTTTTGTAATCTTATCAAACGGTATTCCTAATACAAGATTTGCTGTATTTTTATGTAAATCTATTCCATTATTAAGAGCCTTCATAATTCCTTTACAATTAGAAATCCATCCCATTATTCTTAATTCTGATTGTGATAAATCTCTATCAAAGAAATAGTATCCTTCAGGAGCTTCAAATACTTTCTTTATATACTCACTAAATTTTCCTCTTTGTGGAATGGTTTGTAATGTAGGATTTGCTATTGTTAACCTGCCAGTTTTTGTAGTAGTAAATAATGTATGAGGATACATTTTGCTATCTTCTGGATTTATGCTTTTATAAATCTGTTTAAAATATGTATTTAAAATCTTGGTAGCTTTCTTCCATATAAGTAGATTTTTAACAAACCCTGATTTACTTTCAAAATTTTTAAGATGAGCTTCAGTGGTTGTTGGCTTTCTTGTTTTTTCAGTAACCTCAAATGGTTTAAATTTCAATCCATCTTTATGTTCAAATAAATAATCCACTATTAAAGCACTTCTGCTTAAGCTTAAATTATCCTTGTATTTTTCTATAATAGATTGTGGTAGATATTCTAAAGCTTTACTATGCAGTTCATCTGCTATTTTCTTAAGCTCATTTTCAGTTTGTTTTACTTTCATAATGTTTATGTAAAATCCTCTTCTTTCAATGAATGAATAAATTGTTTGAGCTTTATAAATTAGATTTAGATAGTAATTAAGTAATCTTAGATGTTTCTTTAATATATCTCTCAAAGTTATATAACTTCTGAAAGTTGCGTCACTATCAACTCCATTATACCTAATTAATAAATCTCTATCAGCTGTTTCTAATGTTGTTCTCTGTCCTTCAGCTACATCTTTAATATGCAGCATTTTTCCATATCTTGAAGCTACTTCTTCAAGGTTATATGGCTGGCAGTTTTCTTCATTTATTATATGAGCCATAGTCAATACATCGTGAACTGGCTGTTTAACTTCAAATCCAAATTTAGCAAAAGTAAATATTTCTTCAAAAGGTCTGCTGGCTACAACTTTAATAGCATTTGAAGTAAGGATTTTTTTAACCCATTTAATTTTAGTTCCAATATCTTTATCAAATATTATTACATAGGATTTGCCAGCTTCTATAGAAAATGCCATAGATAGAATTTTAACATTGCTATTAAAAGCAGTTAGTCCATTTGTCTCATAATCAAAGGCAATGATTTTAGCTTTAGCTATTTTATCTATATCATCTTCTTTAGCTTCTACATAATTATCTGTATTAATACCTTTGTAATTATACCCTTTATCTATAAATACCTTAATAGCTTTAAAAGTATCTATCCATAATTTTTCTGGCTTGGTCATTTCAAAGGAATTTTTAGTGAGGCTCTTTAAACTAACTCCATTTCTTAATGCATAGGAAGGATGAATAGATATTAATACCCAGCAATTAAATTCATCACTCCAGAAAAACCTGCCAGATTTTGATAGTATTTTATTACCATCTTTAATAATTTGTTTAGCAGCTGTTGAACCAAAGGCAATTATTAATTTTGGTTTTATAATTGATATAGCTTTTTCTAAAAAAGGTCTGCAATGTTTAAGAGCTTGTGTTAAATTCTTTTTGTCATTATCAATAATCTTGCACTTTACTGCATTTAATATTGCAACATCTTTTCTACTTACATTGGATACATAATTTAATGTTCCAAACAGCAGCTTACCACTTCTACCTATAAAAGGTTTTTTGTATCTTACTTCTGTTTCAGCAGGAGCTTCTCCTACAATTACAATTTTAGCATTCTTATTTCCTACATAAGGGACTTTAATACTATTCCTAAATGGGCAATCCTTACATCCCATAACTACCTCCTATTCAATACCTGCATTTCTTACATAAATAGTTAACTCACCTAATGATTGAAGAACTTTTGATACATAATTCTTACTATTACCACAATACATTAATAGAGCTTTTCTCAAAGAACCTTTATTTATTTTTAAAATATCATTAAATATGAACTGACCTGCCATAATATTATTGTAAGGATTAAATAAATCTCTAACATTATTTATAATGCCAGCTTCTTTTAATTGCTTTATATGAGATTTAGTTGGAAGTATTTGCATTAATCCAATAGCTCCCAATCTATTATAAGCAGTTATGTTGAAATTGCTTTCATTTTTTATAATTGCAGCAAACAGTAAAGGATATTTTGTTTTAATCAAAATACCTGCAATGTAATCTGCTTGTTTTAAGCTACATCTAAATGAATTATTATAAATCCACCTGATAAATTTATCCTTGTCTATTCTTTTAATGTATATTTTTTTATACTTTATAATAACATTCTGTTTTATTTTTGTATGCTCTTTAGATATTGGAGTAACAATTAAAACAACTATTGCTAAAATAAAAATTGAAAGATAAATTAAATCATATAAATTTAGCTTCTTCATACTATCTCCTTTTTTTACTTTTTATATTAAAACATACTTCTCTTGCTGGACAATTTCTTGCAACTATTGAATTTTTATCAGGACATATTCTTGAACCTAATTTATCAACTTTTAAGATATGGACAAATCTATTCATTTCTCTAACAAAATCCATATCTTTAGTTACTTTAAATACTTTTATAGGGTCTTTTGTATGTTCTTTACATACATAGATAATAAAGCCATACTTATTATTTAGTTTAGTATCCTTCAGCATTTTTCTATTTTTAGAAGCTAACCATAAATATGTTTTTACTTGTGATTGATGATTAAGTAGTGGAAATTTAAGATTTTCAAAATCCCTTTTATTCATAGATTTTATTTCATATATGTGAGAGTATTCAGATATAGCACTATTATACATAATTAAATCTACATTGCCAACTATTAATAAATCATCAGCAATCTTATAAGTCAAATTTACCTGCCTTTTTCTTAATTTAGCACCACAATTAGGACAAGTAAGTGTTGCTCTTGATATATTTGCTATAGTTTCATATCCACAATTAGTGCATAATAACCTGCCAAATATTTCTGTAGAGCCTATTCTTCTAAAACTTGTTATAACCATTTTCTCTATTGATAGTCCTATACCAAATGTAACTGCAAAAGAATTTGGCAATTCAACACCTTTAGACATATCTGGTCTAACTTTACGGTGTCTTACATAAAACACAAATCTTGGACAAGTAAAATAAGCACTTGAAGCATGAATTATTAACTTATCCACACCATCATCCTTTCGTGTATTTCCTACATTAAACACATACCTGCGTAATCCATTATACAAAATTCCCTTGATTTGATTTACCTCATTTCCATACATCATAAATTTCCTTTGTTATTAAATAAATTGGATACAAATATGACATTCTTCTTAATTTAGCATAAGCTCCTCTTTCCCATACATCATATTTTACTTCTATAAAAATATTATATCTTGGCAAAAAGAAATCTGGTAGATACATATCTTTGTCCAACATTAAAGAATATTTTTCATATTCATAAGCTATTCCATTTTTATCAAAAAATTCAGCTATCTTTAATTCTATTTCACTTCTTCCACCAACAGCAAAGTTTGTAATATTATCAAAAGCTCTTAATCCATTTAATCCATCTTCAGTAAAAAGTCTGGCAAATAATCTTGGGTCAACAGCTTTGTCTCTAAAAAATTCCTTTAAACAATCTGCACTACATACCATAGGAGTATGAGGCATTCCTTTAAAATTTTTAACCTCAAATGAATTACCACAACAAGCACATCTTACTAACATACTATTCTCCTTTCGATATAATTTCTACTAACTTATCATATACTTCAAAATACTCCTTTGGATAAGTTGAAAAATATTCTATAACTCCATCCTTTGTTGTTATGTCTTTTCCTACACTGTAATATTTGCCTTCTTTTTTAATCAATCCATATTTAATTCCATAGATAGCTACAGGTTTTGCATTGTTTACTTCACCAACATTACCTAACAAAGACATCCTAAATGCACCACTTCTATAAGGTAGGATACCTGTTATTTTTGATTTCTCAATTTTAAATCCTATTTCTATCCATTTTGAAGCTTTAGTTTCATTAGCTTCATCCTTACTTTTTCTATAAAATCTTATGTCTAAACCTGCTACAAATTCCTGAAAGTAACCTCCAGCTTTTTGTGTTTGTGCACCAAAAACTCTCGCACCAACTTTAGCTCTTTCTTGGTTAATTAAAATACAAGCTAATGGTCTTTCAGTTTTCCTTGCTATTGATACAATAGGTATCAATTTTCTTAATAGTTTATTTATCAGTTTTGCTTGTAATCCAACAGTATCATCACTGGCTGATTTATCAATATCATTTGTTGGTATCATCTCTGCTAAACTATCAACAAATATAAATCCAACCTCATCTTGTTTAGCTAATTCTACTGTATAATCAACTCCCTGCTCACCAAAATCAGGATTAACAACTAATATTCTATCCATATCTTTTTCATCTACAAAATTACTAACCCATTGTTTATCAAAGCTATCTTCAAAATCAATATAAGCTATGTATTTATCAGGATATTTTCTTAAAAAATTTCCCATTATTTTTAAAGAAACAGCTGTTTTACCAGATGAATATGAACCATGAAAGATGGAGAACTTCCATAAAGGAAGTCCTCCGCCAGTGAGGGCATCAAAAACGAAGATGGAGGATGGTATTCGGGGGAGTATTGAGGAGGGATATTGAGAAGCTTTTTTAATATTTATTAGTTTAGTATCCAATTTCATTTTTTATCTCCATTACTCTATCTTCTATATACTTTGATATGTAATCTTCCATAGCTTTTCTAACCTTGTTTACATCCTTTGCTTTAGCAGGTATAGTTAATCCAAATGAGATTTTACTACTTTCATAATTTCCTATATTAACTGTTGCATGCTCTGTTAAACTAATTTCTATAATAGTATCCTCACCTACAAAATCCTTTAAAGATTTCTTTGCCATAACTACCTCCTATAAATTTTAGTTTCAGCTTTGATATTGTTATAAAATCTTCTTCTTTTATAAGAAAATGCCAGTATAGGCTCTACATTTTCATCTACTATATCAATAACCAAAGGCTGCTTTTTTAAATCTGACTTTCTTGTAATCCTACCAACAGCCTGCTCAATATCTGTTCTTGGAGTTGCAAAGATTAATGTATCTAATTCAGGTATATCCATACCTAAACCTGCTACTTGATATGTTCCTAAAACAACCTGCTCATTAAGATTTTCTTTTTTATCACCAATAGCCCAACCATGTTTAATAGGGTGTAATAATGTTGAAATCGCTTGCAGTTGTTCTAATCTATCTGATAATACCAGGACTTTTCTGTCTTTATTGACTGCTTTGTTTATAAGATTGACTATTAATTTATTTCTATTTGTATCTCTTGATACTGTATTTAAAAATCTTGATAATAAAAATTTACCATATCCAAAGAAATTATGAGGATTATATCTCTTTGTATTAACAACCATAACTACTTTTAGTTTAGCCTGCTTTCCAGTATCATTATTTATCTGTGTTCCTATATGAAATCTAAAAACATTTTCTGTTCCATCTTTTCTTCTTGGTGTTGCTGATAGCATTAATCTATATCTATCCCAGAATTTAGGAGCAACAGTGCTAAATGTTTTTGCACCTAACAAATGCCCTTCATCATAAATAGTCAATCCAAACATTTTATAAATATCTTCAGGATATTCTTTTTCAGCAAGACTTTTTAACATACCTATTACAATAGGTTTACCTTCAACTTTGATAGTGCTTCCTTGTATTATGCCTATATCATCTTTTTTTAATCCTGTAAAATCCTGTATTCTTTCTATCCACTGCTTCATTAATAAAGTTGTAGGAACAATAACTAATGTTTTATACGGGGTGTTAACTGCAAATTTTAAAGCTACTACAGTCTTTCCAAATCCTGTTTTAGCCTGCAGAATTCCTCCTGAATTATTTTTATAATGCTTTAACATATCTTTGAAAATTTCTTTTTGATAATCTCTTAAATTTATATTATCAGCTATTGTATAATTTTCCCATTTATTACAATTATCTGGCAATCTTTTAGCTAATGCTCTCGGAACTTCAAATTTATTATTACTGATTTTATTGTATAAAACAAGAGTATGCTTTACTTTACCTTCATAATCAACTGCTCTTATCTTAAGTAAATTTAAAAAAGAGGACGGTGGATTTTTCACCACCGCCATATTTCTTACTTCCAAAAACTCCATAAAAACCTCCTAAACTTTTCCTTTAACTGGCAAAGACTAAATCTCAACATCCACATCTCCCACATCATCTATATCTCCTACATCAATCTCTATATCTTCATCGTCAATTTCATCTTCATCCTCAACTTCTTTTTTAACTTTCTTTGGTTTAGGTTTTTTAGCCTTATTTGGTTTAGGTGCTTTTTTATTTTTAGGTTTTACTTCTTCAACTTCATCTTCTTCATCATCAATTTCAACATCTTCATCTTCTTCAACTTCAATATCTTCATCTGTAGCTTCATCTTCTAAAGCTTCATCTAATATTTCATCATCAGTATCAATATCTTCTATTTCATCACTGCCAAGTTCTTCAGTTACAACAAATCCCCAAGCTTCATACTGCTCTTTAGTAGGTGGTGCAAGTATCTCTAAATAGTTTAAAGGTTTAGCAGCGTCCTCACCTATCTTTTTCCAGCTCTTTATTCTTCCAATGTATTCAAAATGTGTTCCAGTATTAGGCTCTTTTGCACCATATCTTTTAACTTCAAAAACTCTGCCAACTAAAGAGCCATATTTTTCTTTTAAATCAGCTATGATTTGTATTACTTCTCCTTTTGCTGGGAATAATTTTTTAACATTTTTGTATTTCTTACCATTTACTTCAAATTCTCTTGTATCAATTATTGTGTAATGAGCAGTCCAAGTAGGATACAATCCAGCATCGCATAATGGACAAGGCTTAACATCCTTTACACAAGTTGCAAAGTTATTCCATTTATCCCTCCATTTAAACTGGTGAATATCACAGTAAAATCCATCATCATCCACAAAGATTATTTTAGCTTTCTCACCTGTTTTTAACCAAAACCTCCCAACTTTGTTTCTGTTAAGCTCAATTTCCTTTTTCCTATCCTGTGCCTTTTTCAATCCTTCATTTCCTTTAGCATACCAAGACATAAAAACCTCCTTAAAAAAGTTTCTCAAACTTACTGATTAGTTTATACTTTTTAGACACCCTTGTCAAGTAAAAATTTTAATAGGTTCATACCACAGTGAAATCGATTGCAAAGCCTTATCCAGCAAACCTTTTTCATAAAGTTCAGCTGGGTCTTTGCATCCAAAATAATCCCTTACATAGTAAACATCCACAACTTTTATCACCTCCCTTACTACTTTATTAAAGAAGTTCCTGCCACTTTCATCATCATCAAAAAACAAAACCAAAGCATTTGGCAGCTTCTTTAATGTTTCAATTTGTGATTTAGATGGTTCACCACTTACACCCCAAACATTATTAATACCAAACTGGTTCATAAGCATTACATCTCTTTCACCCTCCACAATATAAAGTATGTCTTCCAAATCATAAAATTGCATACCATAAAAAATTCCAGCTTCTTTAAAATGTCCTTCTGTATAAAATAATCTATCAGCTCTGTATTTAATTCCATAAAGTAAATTATCTTTACCATAAAAAGGTAGTATAATCATATTGTTATATTCTTTGACATTGTATTTGTTCAATATATTGAACTTGATATGTTTCCAATCGTGAGTAATATTTGGGAATACATCAATAGCATAATCATCAAGTATTAAATTTGATTTAGTTTCATTTACAGGATTTATGAGTTCTACATTTTCATATTTGTTTATAAACTTTCTTAACTTATCAAAGCTTCTGTTATAAACCATTTCAAGATTATGAGGAAGGCTCATTAATCTACCTTTAACACCACAGCTAAAGCAATGATAAACAGAAGGATTTGTTAAACTAATTGAAAAAGATGGATTTCTATCAACGCCATTTTTGTGATAAGCCTTTGCAAATGGGCAGCTTCCCATTACATAATCACTTCCAAATCTTAATTTTTTAGATTTAAAATACCTAAAAATCTTTTCAATATACTGTCTATTCATAATCTACCTCACTAAAATCCATTCTTTCCCAATCCCAGTTTATTGTAAATTTACCTGCTCCTCCATCTCTACTACCAATAATTTCAATGGTTCTGGTTGTATCACTATCACTTGGCTTTAATAAAGCTATACCAACAGAAGCTAATTGAGAAATTGCATCTGATAATCCAATGTTTTCAAATCCTTTGTCTGAAATCTCATCAGCTTTTCTGCTTATGTTTCTGTTAAACTGATATGAAGCAACAATAGGAATTTGCAAATCCATAGCCAGATATTTTAATTGCTCTGCAGTATAAGTAACTAATTCCCATTTAGCATTAAATCTTCTATTTGCTCTTAATAAATAAGCTCCATCAATATAAACAATGTCTGGTCTGTATTGCTTTACAATGTATTCAACTTCTTTTATAGAAGTGCTAAATTTACCATCAACAAGTTTGTAATTTTCTGGGTTTATTAAAGTATCAATTTCTTCTCTCAAATTATATTCTGTAAATGAAGATAATCTTCCTTTTGTAATAGAATTCTTATTTACTTTAAATTCCATACCTAATAACCTATCAGCTATTTCAATAGCTGGCATTTCTAAACTAAAGAATAAAACTTTATTACCTGTATGATAGGCTTTTCTACTCATATAGATTAAAATAGCTGACTTACCCATTTTAACCCTTGCAACTACAGGATAGAAATTACCTTTTGTAAATCCATTTATGGTATCATCTAAAGTTTTCCAGCCTGTTGTAATACCTATCAGCTGCTTTATACGGTGTTCTGAAGATAAATTTAAGGACAACTCTAACAGCTCTTTAAAATTAAGAAAGTTATCCTGCATATCAATTTGCATACTTTTAACTTCATCCACAAGATTATCAAAAATATTAACTACCTTGTCTATTTTATTTTTTGATAGTGCTTTATTTATCTCACCAATATTTTCCAAGATAAGATTTTTTGTAAATCTTCTATTTATTTTATCAAGATAGTATTCAATAGGTTCTTTAGGCAAATTCTCAACTGTTAAATTATTATCAGCAATAAATGTTTCCGTGTTAGGAAATGAATTATACTTGCTAACAAAATTTACAATGTAGTAATAGAGCTGCAGCTCATTATCAACAAACAGCTTTTTATTAAGCTTTGATAAAGCTTTGAAATCGCTTTCACTTACTATCCTTAACAATAATTCAGCACCAATTGTTAACATACTTTCACCTCACTTCAATAATCAATGCAAAATTTTCTGCATATTTATACAAGGGTGTATCACCATACAGCTTTTCAAAATAATCAATGTTTACCACAGGCAATACAGTAAACTTATTGTTGTTTACTCTTTGTATAATTAATGAAGCTATATGATTTTTATACATAGGTGTAATTGCATCAGAATTTATAGCCATAATTATAAAACTATTTGGCAAATAGATTTCATCATAGTAATTAGTTAAATCAATTTCCAGGTAAGTGTTCTTATGTTTGTATAATTTCCTTAATGATTTGGCATATTTCCTGCTTGTTTCATACAATTTAACAGGGTTAATCATAGCGTGAAAGATTATTAATCTCTTATCATCATTTTTAACCATCTCCAAAAATTCCATAACTTACCTCCTCAAATCCTCTATACTCAAAAGTAAGGGGTCTATTTGAAGACTTTTTAATAAAAATGTATAATTCATCGAATTTGAGTATAAAACTCAATAGAGGGCAAATATACCCCCTTGTAGTCGATTTCAACATTTTAATCTTCTCCTTCCAAGAAAACTGACTTTAAACCTTTTTTAGTATTACCATCCATCTTCTCTTTTGATATTACCACAAGAGCAGTAAAGTTTCCAGCAATAAATTTAAGTTGAGGAATAGGCAAACTTTTAGCTTTAAAGAATTTACTTTGATAATAACTCCAATTCATTACAACATCCTCAATGAATTTAGCATAATCAATATCATTTTCATCACACATCTTTTTAATCTCTTTTACTATCCGCTGATTTGCTAAACTCATACTTTCTCTTACACCAAACTTCTCTTTCAAATACTTGTTAAACACATTCAGCAACATTTTAGCATTTCCTTTTTTGATTTTTTTGTTTACATTCATTTTGCTATTAACCTGATTTTTAATCAATTCTAAATCAACCATTAAATCACCTCCAAATAAGTTTTGTAATTTACATAAATAACTAAATCACTGGCACAAAAAGAAAAATAAAAAATCTTAAACAATCTTGCTGCTCTTACAGAGGTCTTCTTCTTCTCTTCTTCTTTAAACACCTCAATGTCAAAATTTCTTTTTAAGAAATTTTCATAGGGTGGTGGGTGGGGTAGTAAGATTTTAAAGAATTTTATAAATTTATTTATAAAAGATTTTAAAATCTTATAATATGTTCGGGGTGTCCCTTTTGCACCCGAAGGGGGTCTCGAGGTATCCCTTTTGCACCCAGAAGGGTGGGTCGAGGTATCCCTTTTGCACTCGGGAGGTATCCCTTTTGCACCCAAAACAGGGGTCGAGGTATCCCTTTTGCACCCAGCTGCTCCTTCTATGACATCACAGGTGCTTTGCATTCGTTTTTCAAATTTAAGGGTGTTCTCTTTTATACCGATGGTATGAATACGAACAGAAACTTCATTTTTCTGTTTGCCTGCGATGAGTGTAGGTGTTTTAAAGATTACCTCATAAGAAATCGATTTCATTTTATCTCCCTTACTTTTATTATTCTTTTCCCATCTTTAAAATATCTTTCAATTAATTTTTTGTCCTCAAGTTTGTTTAAAATTCTAAATAGATTTGCTTTTCTTACTCTGGCTATGTTTAAAAGTGATTGTGTTGAAGGATAGAGCTCATTGCTGTAGTAATTTCTAAAGTAGTAAATGGAAAACATTACTTGTAAATCTTTAAATTCCAATCCTTGTAAGAAAATTCTGGCTTGATAGAATATATAATCGCCAGTTTCTTCATTTGGTTTTAAATCTTCTGTAATATATCCCGTGTTGTATAAATAATTTATATATTTATATGCTGTTCTCTTGTTGATTTTAAGGTTCAGATATATAGATTTTTTATCCAAACCTTTTATTTCCAAACTATAAACTGATTTTATAAAAGCAAAGATAACAGCTGCTTTAATATTTTGCTCAACTATCTTTCTGTTCATCTTTACTTTCATTCTTATACCTTTTCATAATCTCTATTATCTCATCTTGAAGCTCTGCCAGCTCCTTTAAAACAGATTTTGGTATTTCTATAAAAGGATATTTGCTCATATAATACTCAATTATCTTGCTAAAATCTATGAAGCATAGCTTTTTCCATTTAGCAGTTCTCCAAAAGTTTTTACTTCTGTTTACATCCACAATCTTAATATTTACTTTTTTGCATTTTACAATTTTGTTTTTCTCTAATCTTCTAAACCAATAACCAACAGCATTAGGGTCATATTGTTTTTCAAAAAACTTTACAATATCTCTATAATTTAAAGAAACAGGTCTTTTATCAACCAGCATTATCCGTGTTATATATTCAATTATAATAATCTCATTTTTCTTGAAGGGTATCTCAAGCCAATTTCTCAACTTTTTACTAAACATCATTACCTCCTGATATTTCATTTTCTAATATGCCAACTATGTTTATTGCCGTTATAGGTATTTCATTTGCCACCATCCTAAATATTATATCCTTTAGTGTATTTACTATCCTTGCTCCTGTCATATAACCTTTTAGCTTTAAAAAGTGTATTATTCTATCTAATGAGTGCTCATCAAATTCAATATTATTTTTGATTAAATACTTACGCACCACATCTTTTATATAATCCTTTGAAGCTGTTGTAATTGTAAATATTTTATCCCATCTTTCCTCTCTAAAAAATTCCTCTGGCAATGCCTTAATGTTGTTAACAGTGCCTATTATAACCGCTGGTATTTTATGCTCTTGTAATTGATAAAGCATATAGCCCATAATTCTTGCCGTTGTTCCTGCGTCGCTATCATTACTGCTGCTTGCTCCTGCTAATAATTTCTCAATCTCATCAAATAAAATAACTGCAGGCGATATTAATTTAATTTCATCCCATAGTTTTCTTATGTTTTCTTCCGTTTTACCTAAAAAACTATTAAAAATCTTTCCCATATCCACCAAATACAAAGGCAAATCTAAACTATTAGCAATTGCTTTAGCTGTAATAGTTTTTCCTACTCCCGCTGCTCCAGTTAATAATAAATTAAGTCTGTTAATTTTTTTAAAGTAAACTTTTTTATACATTTCTATGTATTGTTCAATATCTTGAACGCCACCAACCTCGTTGAAAGTGATTTCACTTTTTACAGGTATCAAAAAGCTTGAATTAGGATAGTATTTTATTTTTGAATTCAGTAAAGTTAATATTTTTGCAGTGTTAAAATTAATCAGCCGCATTCTATCCGATTTTTTAATCTTATTAGCATTAAAAATCTCATCTTTAATTTCATTAACCTGATTTTTTGTATCAATATTTATTAACAAATCCCTTACTTCATCCGTTACAGTGTTTAAATCGCCTATAAATACTATTTTTATGCAATTTTCTTTAAACTTGGTATAATTATTAGCTATATAATCCCAGAATTTTAGTTTTAAACGCTCATCAAGCTCTAATATTTTGTCAATATCTTTAAAAATATAAACTCCGCTGTGATTAAAATCTATTAAGCTTTTAAATATTTCACCAGTTTTTTTATCCTTTACTCCATCAACTAAATAAAATCCATAATTTAAGCTATATAAATATAGCTCCAATCCATATCTTCTGATATAAAGGCAACTGCTATGTTTATAATCTTTCTTGTTGAATTCCTTTATTTCTTTGCTAATTGCTAAAATATTACCTGCAAAATCCTTGCTATTTATCCAAATAATACTATTATACATATCTAAAATCATATTATCTCCTTTCTTTTTTATAAGTGGCAAGGCAAAAAGCCTTGCCTTTTACTTATAGCTTATTTTTATTTCATTTATTACTTTCTTGTCGCCCTCGCATTCCATAATTTCTTTGTCGCTCATATATTTACTTAATTTAGTTTTGCTTACACTTACAACCTCAACCAGCTCACTCTTTTTAAGCTTTTTAGCAACTAATTCTGGCAAGATATCAGCTCTTATCTTCTCAATTTTTTTAACCTTGTAATTACCAACCTGTATTTCCTGCCCGTTTTCCATAATTTCAGCAAGTTTATCCTTTGTTTCCTTTAACATCTTGCTTAATTCATCGTATTTTTCTTTTATTTTTCCAGCTCTTACCACCAGCTTTTCAATTTCTGTTAATCTTTTTTTAGTTTCCACACTCTTTTTAACTTCACTTTTTACTTTAGCCATCTTTTTCTCCTTTCTCTTCCAAATTATTCATTAACCAATCGCTTAAAATTGCCTCAAGAATTCTGCTTTTATCCGTTGTTCCTAACATACTACCCCCAAGACTTAAAGCCTTTTCAATAATCTCTGCCTGTTCCATATTAAAGCTAAAACTATACCTTTTCACCTCCTTTTCTGTTGGTTTTTTTAGTTTTGCCTGTAATTCCCTTAAACTCATTTCCATTGCCATTTTAAATAATATTTCATTCCGTTTCTTTGAAGGAGATAAAAATGGCAATAGTTCCTTAAACTTACTCCAACCTATTTCTGATATAATATTCTTATCTATATTATACTGTTCTATAGCCTTGCCAATTTTCACTCTATAGGCTATAGTTCTGTATCCTACATCAAGCTCATCTTCAATATAATCTTTAAATCTTTCATAACCCCAGATATAATAAATATCATCTTGGTAGATATACCATAAATCTAATGATATATCTACCCAGTTTTTATCTATTTCTTTAATCCTTTTTTTAATACTTTCCCTTAACTCCTCAATTTCATCAATCTCTTTGCTTTTCTTTCTTTCAATAGTCTTCACTTGCATAAATTTCATCCTCCTCTATTTCAATATATTTTCTCGGCTTATAGCCAAGTTCTTCTTCCAGCTGCTCCATTCTAAACTCTATCTCATCCATAATTTCATCAATAGCGTCAACAATATCGCTATCTATACCAGTTTGGTTGGTATAGAATTTGGCTAAAGATAGATAATCTTTAGCCCTTTCTAAATTCTCAAGTCTTAATCTTTCCATTCTCCACTCCTTTCAAACTTTTTTATTTCTTCATATACATAATTTGGTATTTCTCCTTCATATACAAAACCCCAGTTGCTATCATAGATGATTAATACTTTATCTTTGTCTAATACTTTTAGAATTCTCTTTTTTCTTTCTTTGCTGATAGCCCTGCGTTGTATAAATTCTTTAAAGCTTTTATTCAAAAATTTTCTCATCACTACCCTCCTTAAAAATTATTTTACCTTCTTTTATAGCTTTTTCAACATCTTTTTTACTTACATATCCTAAAAAGTTACATACATATTTTGTGGTTGTTCTTGAATAATTCCATTTAGGATATACATAAACCGTGCCATTTGCTTTAACACTTGCCACTAAAACTCCATAGCTAAACAAAAAAGCTCCTTCTTTTGTGTGTATAACTTGATGATTTTTGTTAATAGCTTCTATCCTCATTTTCTCCTCCTTCAAAAATAATAGGCAGCTGCAAATCTTCTATATATGCATAATCTCCTTTTATTAGTTTGTTACCCCTCCACTCCTTAATAATTACATTTGAGTTTGGCAAATACTGTTGCCTAATTCCAAAATGCTTGCTTAAAAATTCATTTGTTTTACCCCTCTTTACATTCCAGATAACATACATTTTAACACCCCTTTCAACAAAATTCTAAAATTAAATAATCTAATGGAGATATACTCTCGTATATACATTCCCAAACTCCCCTCTCCTTATCCCATATAGCTGACTTTAGATAATAGACAGTGCTATTAGCACCATCTATTATCTTGTCACTTGGATAACTCGTCGGCTTCATTTTTAACCCCCTCTAAAATTCTAATTTGTCTTTATATGGCTTAATAATTTCTCCCTCGTAATGCTGGCAATCAAAGCTTGGCATAATATATGCCCAAGCTTTATCTCCGTTTTGAAGTTCTATTATCTCCCTGTTATACCATTCAGGATGACCTTCCAATGCATCTATGAGATATATTTTAGTTTTTGGCACTAAATATACCTCTCCAAGCACATAACCCCTATAAGTGCAATCGCTTGCACACCTAAACATATACGGAAACCCTACAGTTGATAAGCAAAATTTGTCTTTAGTAAAATCCTTGTATAAAAATTTACCATCAGCCTCTTTTATAAGGCTGTGGTTACCCCAACCCCTCTTTAGCGTTCCATAAACAAATAACTTCATCTTAACCTCCTTAATCTTCCATCTTTAAAATAAAATGCATTGTTAGATTTTTTATATAACCCCTCTTGGCTTATAATATCATCCACATTCTCATAGCCCTCATCCTCGCTATCAATATTGTTATAAGGAAACACATAATCTTTATATAATTTATCGTTGTATTTAATATGATTTTTGACATCAAGGTTGGTTCTTAAAATCTCTATTGAGTTTTTAAGAAACCTGTAAACTTTTGCTGGCTTTAATATATCTTCCAAATCCAGCAGCCTTATCTCTACCGTTAAAGGCTTTCTTGCCTTTCTTGGAGATAATGCCACTGGCAAAAACCTATCCTTTTGCTTAAAGCTATAATTATAACTTCTTAAAGCTCCCCAAATATGATGAGATAGCTTGCTTCTAATACCCCAACCAAAAATCTGCTCATACTCTTTTATAATCCTATACATTGCCTCCGTTGGTATATAGCTATATAATTTGCCTATCATATTACCCTCTTTTTTGCTAAAGCTTAAATGGATATGCACCCCAGCGGATATAACTCCATCATATTTATAAATCGGCTTGCTATATAGCAAGCTCTTGCACCCGCTTTCATAGCTTGTTCTTTTTATTATTCTCATACCTTCTCTTATAGCCTGATAAACATTTTTTTTGTTAAATTTAAATGGCGGAGATATAATTTCCTGCATACCTTGATAATATTCTCTGGTATGCAGCCATCCCTCAAATAAATCATATACCGTCGGGTCGTATAGATAATTATCATAATCGTAATTTAAAAACTCTATTTCAAGCCCAAATTTCACCATTTCCAACCCCCATAAACGCTATGATTATAAACTTTAACAACAGGATTTTTGCCTGTATATTCACAATCAGGACAAATATCCCTGCCGTTTACCCTTCTACACAATTTCATCTTATAGCAATTATCGCATAGTGTTTTAAACAGCTCATTTTTGCCTATGTTTATTTTTTTCTTGTTCAGTTCAACAGTTTTTATAAAATTGTCAAAATTAAACTCATCGAAAGTAAAAATATAATTTTCTTCGTTAATTTCTTGCCAAGTGCCTTCAATTATAGGCTCACTGGCAAGCATTTTCTTGTCAATATTTACATATAGTGAGCGGCTTTCATCCTTATGAAAAAATATAAATTTTAGCTCTTTATCTATGACAAAAACCACTCCAGTATCATCCAAGTAATTAAATATTTTAAATTTATGCTTTAACTCTTTATAGATTAGCCCTATTCCGTGTGTATCGGATAGAGCCAATCTGTGTGTATAATATATTTCCTTTTTCGTGCCGTTTTGTATTATATAATACTTGTCATCTATTTCTATCGGATGAGCAAGTGTTTTGGTTATCTTACCCACACTTGCCTTTCTATTGTGCAGTATTGACCATTTATATTTACCCTTCAGCCTTCTCGGAGTTAAATCTTTCTTAATACTAATCCTCTTGCCATCCCAAGAGGCATATCCATAGCTGTCCGTTCCTCGATGAGATAATTTATCCCATAGAGATAAATTATTCTCATCTATTTTTTCAAATAAGGTTATAATCCCACACATTTTATATCAACCTCCTCTTTTTTATGATTATTTTACTTTTTATAGCTTCTATATCTTCGCTGTATATCCTAAAGTCCCAGCCCCGCTCCCTGCATTGATAATTAGCTTCGCTGATATAGTCATAAAACTCATCTATCTGTTTATACCAGAGTTCTGGTATTTCTGGCAGCTCATTTTCAATAAATCTGGCAAAATCATTTAACCCATATTCCCTTTCATTAGCTCTTAAATATCTATATAGTGCAGCTTCGTATTTATTGGCTGCGTTATCCTCGTATGAGCTTAACATTAGCATTCTATCACCGTTGAGATATTTATCAAACAAGACATACCAAACAGGTATAGTCTCATTTGCCCTCACTTCTACCGTGTTGTGTCCCGTGTTGAAAGTGATGGCGTATGATTTGCTATCATAAGGCATATCCCTCAAGGTATAATCCGTATCCCAAGATGCTAAATCTTCTATAGCATTCCTTTCGGGATATTTAAATCTGCCCATCGCATCTCCTAAATCATTTATTATGCTCTCTATGTAAATATCTGGCAGCTGCTCTGTGCTATTTATTTTCTCGCCATCCTTCCAAATCTCCAAGTGCGTATGCATTGAGCCAGCTGCTCTGTCTGAACCACCCTCAACATAATCTGCGTTTGATAATAGCGATATCATATAATAGAATTTAACGAAATTCCTATAATGTGCTGCTCTTATTACAGGGCAGCGGTATTCGTATATTATCTCGTTCTCTTTGTATAATCTATTAACGCTAAATCTTCTTTTTGCATTATACAATGCCAGAAACTTTCCAAGCAGTGTTTCTTCACTGCTTGAAAATTCTATTTCAGCACCTACTTTCTTAATTTCAAACATTTCTTACCTCCAAAAATTTTTTTTAAAAAATAAAATAAGGCAGCAGGTTATCCTACTGCCTTTGTTTTTAAATTATTCTGCATAATCCTCGTGGTCTATAATATAAATCTCGCCTGTTCCCATACCATACACTTTGTAAATCTCGAAGTTTAATCTATCAGGAGAAGTTATGTTGTATATCCTTGCTGTTAACTTACCTTTTTGCATTATCTCTGCTGCTTTTTCATCGTTTATAGATATTATCCTTGCACCCCCAAATACCAGTTCCTTTAATGTCTCAACCTTTCTACTCATCTTAAACCTCCCAAATAAAATTTTTTTGCTTGTTAAAAGCAAACTGTGCAATCGCTTGCACTGGCTTGCTCCAACAAGCTTGCCATCAGCTTACCAAACTCCAACCCACCTGTCAAATTTCCAAAAACCGCCGTTCCAACGCCAACAACAAACCCGCCGCTCCAGTTATCTCATATCTACTAAATCTAATATCATATCTTTTATATCCCAAAAAAATCCCGCAGGTTTGAGCCGTTCAAAAAAATAACCTATCCCCGTATTAAATAAAAAATTCCAAGATTTCGGCTGATTTCTAAAAATATATATGTTATATAGTATACTAAATTGAGCAGGTTTATAACTTTATAAATATCTTAATCTCTCTTTTAATAAGAAAGCTTTTCAAAAATTCCTGTCCTATCGCCATTTTTGACAATTAAACTTTTTTTTGCTATCCTGTGGCAGGCTTGAAAGAGCCAAAAAAACTTTTTTGAAGGGGGTTGAGTTATGAAGTTATTTGAAAAGGTTACAAAGGATATCAAACAGGCAAAGTCAAAAGGTTATTCTGTGGCTAAATCTTGGGGAAGCTATAAAAGCTTCTGCAAGTTATCAGGGTTAAATCCAGATGATATTTCTTCAAATCTTGTAGAATTCAACAAATATCTAAACAAGCACAACATTCAAGCAGTATTAACATCAAAAGGTATTTTATACGGCTTCATCAAGGATATTAAACCAAACAACAAGAAACGAGAACCAGAACTAACCTTATAGCCTAAAATCAAACACCACAACAGCCAACCGCTAAAGGTTGGCTTTTTTTATTGCCAAAAATCAGCAGTTTTTAAACGCTATAAACTTATAACAACCGCATATTTTTAACATTACTAAAATTTTTTTAACTTTATTTGTCAAAAACTCTGTCAATTTCCTGTCAATAACTCAATGATTTTGCCGTCAACAGTAAGCTTTTTAGCCTGTCAAAAAACCTGTCAATTTCCTGTCAAAAAAAGAATTCTTATATCAGCAGGGGGCTATATGCCCCAAATTCCCTCATCCCCCCGTGATGATGATGCAACATTAACCTCTTATGCAAATTTAGTGTTTTGGTGTTAGTCATATGTAGATTTAGTGTTATCATGTAAATTCCTCGTATGTAGATTTAGTGTTATCATGTAAATTTGGTGTTAGTCTTATATAAATTCCTCTTATGTATATTTGGTATTAATTTTATGGTTTTTGAGCGGCTCAAAAGTATGGGAAAAGCTACTGGAAGTAGCTGAATTTTCTTAAGGTTTTAGTTATGTTTTTGGTTATTTGGTAATAAAAATTATTAAAATCTTGGCAATTGCTTTAAAAACAATACTTACGAGATTTTAGTGGAGATAGTATAGTATGTAAGTATGTTATATAAAAAGGGTGGTGTTTTGAAATTTACTAAATAAGAGTTAATTTTTAGATATTGTTGTTATGAAGCCAAATGCTAAAATTGCAAAAAATTTTTCCACATATAGGGAATTATTTTTGAGTTAAAAAATAGTTAGTGAAAAATAGGCTTAAAAATGGCTATAACAAATAAAAATTTTCCATTAGATATATGGATTTTATTAACTTATACTTAATAGTCATCCTCTGTAAAAATTTTCCTATATATGATTTTTTTTACCGATTTTTAGTTATTGGCTTTATAACAGCATTTGCAAAGAAATTAACTCTGGGTAAATCACCCTACTGAAAATACCCGAATGAGGGTTCTGGAGGTAGTTTAAACTTGACAACTATGCTGTTAGTTGGTATTGATTTAGTGTTATGAAAAGAATACAGGTTAATAAGATTGAGAACGAGCAGAAAAAAAGAGGTAGGAAGTTAAGGACTTCTACTGAAAAATATCTGGCGAATTTAGAGAAAGAGATTTTAAATTTTGAGGAGATAATCTCTTTAGAGAAAGATGAAATCCCTGCGAAAGTTGAAGCGGCGGTTAGGGAAATAGTTGCGGAGAGGTTTAAAGCCAAAAGTTTTAATGGTTTTATAGCACAGGATTTATTTTCTGCTTATGTGGAAGCTGGTGGTAGGAAGCTGCTCACCAAGTATTTAAAACAAAACCCCAAAAATGTAATAGCTTTGTTGAGGTTGATAATAGATATAGGTAAAGAGGCTCAAGAGAAAAACTTAAATGCAACGCAGATAAATATTAATATTGAAGGGCTGAAGTGAAATTGATTTCATAGTGGGGTTTTTTGGATGATTTATAATTTAAATTATAGCTATGAGCGAGTTCCTACTTTAAGAGAGTTTGCTAAATGTAATGCTATGGTGAGGGGTATTGTTGGTCCTTTTGGGTCTGGTAAATCCTCTGCCTGCACCATAGAGTTGGTAAGACGAGGGCTGGCTCAAGATGTTTTGCTGGATGGTAAAAGGAGGACAAGGTTTGCTGTTATAAGGCAGACCTATAAGCAGCTGGAAGATACTACCAAGAAGACGATATTTGATTGGTTGCCACCTGCTGTTTTTGGTAGATATAATGTATCAAGAAATACTTATACTATAACTGCGTTTCCTGATACGGAAATTGAGCTGATATTTAGAGCGTTGGATAAGCCTGAAGATGTTGAGAACTTGATGTCTTTGGAGTTAACGGGTGCGTGGGTAAATGAGGCACGGGAAGTGCCGTTGGAGATTATAGAAGCTTTGACGGGTAGGATAGGTAGGTATCCTTCTATGAAGGATGGTGGGTGCACTTGGTCTGGTATTTGGATGGATACCAACCCTCCTGATGATGAGAGCTGGTGGTATAGGAAATTTGAAATTGAAAAACCTAAAAGTTGGCGGTTGTTTAAACAGCCATCTGGTTTATCTCCTAATGCAGAAAATTTGTTAAAACCTGATGAGTATGAAAAATTAAAACTTGACCCTAATTGTGGTATAACTCCTGGACTTCCTCCTGATTATTATACAAGGTTGGCTGAAGGTAAGAGTGAAGATTTTATAAGAGTGTATATAAAAGGTGAGTATGGCATATTAAAATATGGAAAGCCTGTTTATGAGAAATCATATAGCGATAGCATACATTATGCTGATTATGAAATAGAACCTATACCTGACCTACCATTAATAATAGGGTTTGACTTTGGGTTAAATCCTTCTGCTGTAATAGGGCAGGTAACTCCTAAAGGTATTTTGCATATTTTGGATGAGCTGACTTCTGATGGTGTTGGTCTTGAGCAGTTTATAAAATATTATTTTACTCCTCATATACAGCAGCTTTATCCTAATTATGAACTGCAGATAGTTGGAGACCCAGCTGGTGTCCAGCGTTCTCAATCAGATGAGAGCTCCTGTTTTGATATTTTAAGAAGGAATGGTTATAAAGCTATACCCGCAAGAACCAATAGTTTAGTAGATAGAATAGGTGCTGTGGAATTTTTCCTTAATTCATTAGTGGAAGGTAAGCCAAGATTTAAGCTATCTAAAAGATGTCCTATGTTAAGGAAAGGATTTATATCTGGCTATCATTATAGAAAACTGCGGGTTTCTGAAACCAGATATACAGAAACTCCAGATAAAAATGAGTATTCACACATACACGATGCTTTGCAATATCTTTGCTTGCATATTTCACAGGATAATACCAAGAAAAAGGTAATACCTAAAGTTAACTTCCAACCTGCTATCTCTTATGCAGGTTATTAATAATGTAAGGAGAAATCTATGAAAAAAGAAAAAATTGCTCAAACATTAAATAATTATTTTACAACGGTTTCGGCTGATAGGAAATTAAAAGAGCAGGAGTGGATACAAAATATCCGCCAGTTTAAAAGTCAATATGACCCAGATATTTTAGCAAAAATTAGGCAATATGGTGGTTCAGAAGCTTATCCAAATTATACTCGTTCAAAAGTTAAACCTACCATATCTAAAATAAATCAAATCTTCTTTCCTATTATAAATAAGGCTTGGGAGATAGTTGTAGATAAAACTCAAAAAGTCCCTACCTTTATTATTAAGAATGTTATGGAAGAAGTAAATCAGCTAACACAGCAGGGTATTCAGGTTGATACAAATAAAGTAAAACAAATTATACAAAATAAAATGAATAATTTAAAAGACCAGGTAGAAAATGAGATTTCTGAACAGCTAACAGAAATGAAATTTGAGGAAATGTTTAAAGCTACAAATTATTCAGCTGTTTTATATGGAACAGGTATTTTAAAAGGTATTTTAACCAGAACCAGACAGGTTAATAACATATATTATGATGGTGAAAATATCATTCAAAATGAAGAAACTGAATATGAACCTTATGTTGAGTATATTCCTATTTGGGATATTTATCCAGATACTTCAACTTATGATGCTGATAAAATTAGCTATGTATTTCAAAGGCATAAGATGTCTAAAAAAGACCTGATAAATTTATCTAAATTTGAAGGTTTTGATGAAACTACTATTATGAATTTTATAAAGGAACATCCTGATGGTAATTATATAAAGCCAAATTGGGAAGTTGAATTAGAAGGTTTATCCACAGAGAAAGTTAAATCCACTTCTATAACAGGTCAGTATGTTGTTTTAGAGTATTGGGGATATATAGATGGACATTTATTAGATGAAGATAAATACAATCCTAAAAAAGCATATATGGCAAATGTTTGGCTGTTAGGAAATAAGGTTATAAAACTTGAGACATTTCCTTTAGAAACTCCTAATAGCATTTACCACTTTTATTATTATGAAAAAGATGATAGCTCTATTTTTGGAACAGGTCTTCCTAAAATTTTAAGAGGAACTCAATTGGCTATATGTGGTGCTGCTCGTATGATTTTGGATAATGCAACTTCAGTAGTTGGAGACCAGCTTGAGGTTAATGTAGATTTATTAGTAGAAGGGCAGGATATCTCAACTCAATATCCAAGAAAAATATGGTATAGAGAAGGTAGAGGACAAGAAGCTCAATATCCTGCTATAAGGTCTATTTCTGGTAATAGTCATATTCCAGAGTATGCTACCATTATAAATATATTTAAACAGTTTGGAGATGAGGAAAGTAATTTGCCTGCTTTTGTATGGGGAAATCCTGATAATTTACCAGCAAATACAACAGCAACAGGTTTTACACAGCTATCAGCTAACACTAATATGTCTATAGCTGATATTGTAAGAGGATATGAAAAAGAAAATATAAAGATATTAAAAGAGCTTATTGAATGGAATGCTAATTATAATGATAGGCTAAAAGAAGCATTTTCTATAAAATATATTGTAAAAGGATTTGGCTATGAGAGCCAAGTTTATAAAGAAAAAATGTTATCTTCACTTGCTCAATTTAATAATTCCATTCCACCTCAAGATGAGATATATATTAATAAGTATAATCTTTACAAGCACGAAGTTAAACTTCTTGGACTACCTTATGAAGATATTATTAAAAGTCCAGAGGAAGTTCAGCAAGAAATTGCACAACAGCAAGACCCAGAACTCAATCAGCTTACTAAAGAAGAACTTGCAGCTAATGTTGAATATACTAAAGCTAAAGCAACTCACATGTTGGCTAAATCAAAGTCAACTCTTGACAAGGATTTATTAGGAGGTAATAAATGAGTAAGGACAAGAGTGAGTTAATTACATTAATAAAAGAGGACAACTTGAAATACAAACTTAAGGATTTATTGGAGCTGCTAATTGAAGATGAAAGAAATGCACTGGAAACTGCTGCCCAAAATGAAATCGCTTTCATTCAGGGCAGTATTAAGGCATATAGAAAACTTTTGAGATTACTTGCCTAACCTATATTAAAGGTAGGCAGAAGGAGGAATGATGGATAAGACTATTGAGGATTTCTTTGATGAGGCTACAGGGGTAAACAAAAATCAGGAGGAGGAAAATCCAAATCCTGAACAAACCCAAGACACTGAAAATGAGGAAGTCCCTGAAGGAAATGAAAACACTGAAGACACCACTGAAGAAACTACAACAGATGAAGATGAAACTACTACTGAAGAAGAGAATACCACTACTGAAGATGAGACTACTACTGAAGATGACATTGAAGACCCTGCTCTTATCTTACAGAGGTATAAAACTCTTCAGGGAATGTTTAAATCTCAAAAAGAGGAGATTGAGGAACTTAAGAAACAGCTTCAAGAGTTATCTGGTAAATCTCAACAGGAGGAAGAACAGAAGCCAGATAATACTGTTCAAAATAATGAACAGACATCCAAAGAAGTTCCTAAACCCGATATGTCTTGGGTATCTGAAGCCATCAAAGAAAATCCAGAGTTATCTGAACTTGTGGAGGAATTTCCAGAAGTTGCGAATTTGGTTGAAGGTAGTATTAAGTCAGTTATGGAAAAATATACTGTGGCTGTGTCTCAAGCTATGCAAATGCTCTTACAGCAGGTTGAGGAAAAATACAAACCTGTTGAAGAAACAGTTATGGAAACGCAGCTTCAGCAGCATATTAATGCTATTAGAGAAGCTCATCCAGATTTTGAGCAGTATATTGGAAGTGATGAGCTTAACCAGTGGATTGAGACTATGCCTGCAAGGATAGCTCAAACCTATAAGGAAATCCTTGAGGAAGGCACTGCGGATGAGGTTATTGCTTTGTTAAACGAATTTAAAAGAGATAAAAAAATACAAACACAAGCTACTCAAAAGCCTAAACCAAAGCCTAAACCCACTCCTCAAACCAGGACTAAATCTCCTGAAGGAGTGCCACCACCTGATATGAATGACTTTGAAAAGGCTTTTGAAGAAGCTTTGCGTGAAGGAGGATAAAAAATGGCTATGACTACTTATGGAGATATTTCTCCAAGAACGGCTGCTTATGTTGCAAAAGAATTACTTGAAAGAGGTATGCCTCTATTAACACTTGAAAAGTTCTTACAGGCAAAACCTATTCCTAAAAATGAGACAAAATCTATAATCTTCAGGAGATATAACTCTCTGCCTCTTGCTACTACACCTTTGACAGAGGGTGTAACTCCTAACTCTATGCAGTTAACAAAGACTGATATTACAGCAACATTAGAGCAGTATGGCTCTTTGATTGAGATTTCCGATGTAGTTG